TATGAGTATAATTATGAAGAAATCACAGCCTTTAAAGATTATGAGTATAATTATGAAGAAATCACAGCCTTTAAAGATTATGAGTATAATTATGATGATAACACAACAGCCATCTATACAAGAGATGGTTGGAAGTATTAAGTATATAACAAAGTAGGTAGTACTCTAGTACTATCTACTTATTAATATTAATTATTATGAATAAAAAAGATTTTTATACATTTTATTTCTATACAGAATTAATAGGTACTATTATAGTATCTATAATTTTAGGTTATATGATATTTTAATATTTAAGAAATGAAAAAATTACTTTATATTATAATACCTATTGGTATTTTAGCAGTATTAAATATACTAACTGATGAACAATATATTGTAGTAGGTTGGATATTTATAGGTATTTGGATTATTAAAATATTAACAGAAAAATGAAAAAGACGTATTTAATAACATTCTATCGAATGTTTAAACCTAACTATTATTTAGCTAGGTCTATTAATGCCTCTAAAACTATAGAGGAAGGTTATAAGGAATGCAGAACTTTTGCTTTGCATAAGCATTTATTAAAAGGCAAATGTCTTTGGTTTAAAGTATCATTAAAACAATAAAATCATGAAAAGAGTTATTAATGAAAAAGTAGCTACTTGCTACTACAAGTCAACAAGAACTATTGTTCAGAATAATCACTTGAAAGTGATTACTAAGGAAATTGAATTAGCTTTTGTAGAAAGTGAGGAAAAGAGTACTTACTATTCTCGTAAGAATAAGGCTAAAAAGAAATTGTTTAAATATTAAGTGTAAAGTTGTTATGTTATAAGTTTTTTCCTACATAGATAATAGATACTATAGTATTTATTACTATGTAGGTTTTTAATTCCTTAGTTATGAAAAAGTGTAGTACATTAGCCTTTTTTGCATTTATGCAATTTATCTATATAATTGCTATTGCAATGTGTTTCTATTTATTCTTATATAAAGGAACACAAATATTCATAGTATTATTCTTCTTGCTTCTTGCAGGTGGAATTAATAGCTATTGTCTTTTTAAAGAACTTAAAAGTAAAATTTAATTAAATATTGTTTGTAAGAATGATTGTTAGTCCTGTAAGGAGATAAATAACTCTAGTTGGGTTAGTAAATATTAGCCTTTATTTATTTTCTCTTACAGGACCCAACAATTTTAATAAAATAATAAAGAAATAATATGAAACAAGTCTTATTATTAGATAATACAGGTAATATTATTAAACCTTTTAATGATTATAAATCTGCAAATTATTATAGGAATATGTATAACAGACCTGATTGGTCTATTAAAATTAAATAATTATAAATTTAGAACTTTAAAATATGTGTTGGATAGGTAGAAAGGATACTAAACAGGTAGCTAAAAGAGACTTTTATGTCTATAAAATAGGCTTAGTACTTGATAACACCTTTATTAGTTTATATCAGAAATATATCTATAGAATTAAAAGAAATAATCCAATAATTCCTTTAAAGCCTGTAGAAGATAATTGTGGAATGATTAAAATAGAAGATGGTTACTATTCTTATAAAGAAGTAGCTATAGAATTTTGTCAAAATCCTTATCTTAGAGATATATATTTAGGAGATGCTATCAAAGGTTTTGTAGATGACTTAAGACTATACTCTCATCTATATTTATGTACTTTTATAGTTCCTAAAGGTTCTGAATACTATATAAATAATAGAGGTGAAATTGTTTCTTCTAACATTATTTACACAGGTAAGTGGGTAAAGTTATAAAGATATAATAATTATTAAACGAGAAGTTACCTACATAATCCGGAGTATGTAGGACAGGTGATAAGGCGAAACATGATTATTATCTAAGTAGCTGAAGTACGTTCAATTCGTATTACTTCTCCAAAATCTCTGAGAGGCTTTATGCCATATGTTTTGTAGGAGTGTATTAACTATCTAGTTAGTATACTCCTTTTTATATTTAAGTATTTTAAATATTAAGCTTATGTGTTTTATTAGGACAAAAGAAAGTAAATTATTAATAGCAAAAAGAGATATTACAGTTTATAAAGTAGGAGTATATGCAGATGTACAAATGTTTACACCATACTTTATGACTGATTATTGTTATAGAAGAAAAGCACTTGCTAATCAAACTGTAACATTTAATAAAAACTCTATTAACATAGGTTTACATAGTGTATTATCTTTAGAAGGTTGTTATGCATCATTAATTGGCTGTATACGTTTTTTCTCTAATGGAAGTCGCATTCCTTTTATTATTGTAAATGTTTTATGTAATCATGTTTATATAGGAAAATTTATTATTCCAAGAGATAGTTTATATATGGTTAATTCTTATAATGAAGTAGTATCTAATAGGCTTATTTATACAGGTGAATTTAAACACATTAATAAGAATGAAAATTTTAATGTTAAAGATTTATGGAAAGAAAAATAGGTGAAATATTTACTTATAATGGTAAAATTTATCAGGTAGTAAAATCTGATACATGTACGAATTGTGCATTTAGAGAGAACGATTGTAGTATTATTAGATCACGTATAGGTCTATGCGTCTCTAGTATAAGATTTGATAAAACTAATGTAGTATTTAAAGAAATAAAAATGGAAATAAAAAATAACCAATTAACTATTGATATTCCTGAAGGAATGGAGATAGATACAGAGAATAGTAGTTTAGCTGAAGGAATAATTAAGTTTAAATCTAAGTGTATCACTTATAGTAAGATAATTAATTCCTTTAATTCCATAACTAATACTAATGTTTATATACATAGTAGTGATACAAAGGCACTTAAAGCTATAGCACAATTAATGAATATTGCTAAATATTACAATGGAGATTGGAAGCCAAACTGGAGTGATTCAAGTGAATATAAATATTTTATTGTGTATAACAATAATACCTATATAGTAGATTATAATTGGACATCTATTTATAATAAAATCTATTTTAAAAATAAAAAAGATGCTCAATCAGTGATAGATAATCCTAATTTTAGAGCTATTCTAAATGCCATTTATAAGAATTAATTATGAAACATTTTTTATATCATATAATAGGAGAGGCTATATTAGTCTCTCTTCTTATATTTAGTACTATTTGTTTGTATCATCAATCACAAATAATTAGTAAACAAAGAGAATTTATTAATGAATTACAATTTGAATATTATAAATTAGAAGAATATAAAGAAGCTATTAGAGTAGCAGATATTATATTTGATAACAATAATATATGGGATAAAGATAAATCTGAAATAATGAATGATTATATTAATATAAGATGTAATATTGATAGTATATTTTATGAGGGATTTCATAATAGTGCGTTGTTAGATAGTATATCTTATATGTATAATGAATAAATTATATCTTTATGGAAACATTAAAAGAATTAAGAGTTAAATATAAACAATTAAAGAAGGAAGGGGATGATATCTATAATAAAATTAGGATATTAGAAAAGAAAGAAATACTTTCTAATTTTGTTGTTGGAAATTGCTATTTTGATATTAATTTTAATACTTTAATAAAAATTGTTGGAATAAGTAATAGCTATATATATTATATATGTACAGATGAAGATTATATCGGTAGAGATTCTTCTTATATATATGATATTACAGGCTGGGTAAAAATTACATCAGAACAATTTAAAAAGGGATATCTTCTTGCATTAAAAAATATACAAGACCCAAATTGGGAGATTGTAGAAGAACATAACTGGAGTGACTTTATTATAGAAATTAATAAAAGTATTAATAAAGAATAAATAACATGGAAACAAAAATAAACATAACAACTATTTTAAAAAATAAACCAAAAGGTACTAAATTGTATTCTATGATTCATGGCAAATGTAGTTTTGAAGCAGTAACAGATGAAATTTTTAAAATAAACTTCTGTACTTCAAAATTTGGTTTAACACAATCTGGAGAATGTACCTTAATTAAATTTGGTAATATGTATGATGGCGGAGAATGTATTATCTTCCCATCTAAAGAAATGCGAGACTGGTCTAAGCTCGCTTGGAATACAGGAGACATTCTAGTTAACAAAGATGGAAATACACATGTTATCTTCGAGGGGTTTGATGATGATACCTACGAAACTTTCAATGGTAATAATTATCTGTGGGAAAATGAGGGTATTACAATGTGCTTCGGAGAGTATGAAGACGAATTGCCAACATCAGATTTCAGTAAAGCAAACAAAGAAGACGCTCAGAAATACATCCGCCAAATAGAGAAAATGCTAGGCTATAAGTTAAACTTTGAAACTTTGAAAATTGAAAAGTCTGAGTTCAAGGATGGGGATATAGCTTTTGCCGACTATGGTAATAGACAAGATGTATTTATAGTATCAGATAAAACTAATTTATCAGAAGGTTATAGCTCATTTATTTCTTTAGATTTAAGTAGTCTAACTTTGAGTATGGGCTATAGAACTTGTTTCTTTAAGAAAGACCTTTGTAAACTTCGCCTTGCCACTGACTCAGAGAAAAAACAGCTATTCTCAGCTCTCGAAAAGGAAGGTAAGGTTTGGGATGCTGAGAAGAAAATGATTGTGAACTTGAAGCCAAAGGTAGAGCTGAAACCATTCGATAATGTGTTGGTTAGACATCAAAAAACTGAGGAATGGCGTGCAAATATATTTAGCCATACAGATAAGACAGATGAATATCTTGACTATGTATGTGTTAATGGTAGATGGGAGTTCTGCATCCCTTACGAAGGCAACGAATCATTGTTAGATACAACTAAAGATGTGGAGGATTAAACATGACAGAAAAAATAATAAAAGGAGAATTTGATAAATTAAAAGATAGATTATCTAATTTAGCTGCTACTTATGAAGATAAAGCTTATGATGATGCTATCAATAGACTATATGATAGGCTAGATGATTTATCTAAAGAAAAAGTTAAAATTCTTAATACAATAAGAAAGTTAGAAACACAGAAATGTGTTAAGAATATTAAAGTAGGTGATTGCTTTATAGAAGAGGATACTAGTGAAACTACTGAAATCTATCAAGTTCTTGATATAGAAGAAGAGGAAGTAGTAACTTGCTTAGTAGTAGAACGTTATAATATTTATAAAAATAGTTTTAAAGTTACTGATGCTAAGTATTGGAAACCAATTACACGTAATCAATTTAATTCTTTATATCAAGGTGTATTAATAGATTTAAACGATTCTAAATATCATTTGGAACATAATACAAACTGGGATAAAGAAATAAAGAACCTTTTATAAAATAAGTATGATTAGAGACGATATAAAGATAATTGTAACACCAACTGGTGTATCACTTAAAGAAGTCTTGACTAAAGAAGTAGTTAAGGCGCTCAATGAAGAAGCTTCCATCTATATGAATTATGAAATCCCAGAAGTAAAGCTTGCTGGCAATCCTCCTAGTGGTAAAGAAAATCGCAGAACTAGAAGAAGGTCAGAACTTAGAAAAAAGAAAGGCAGATTATGATAGACGATGATAAGATTGTAAAAGCTGCTAGTGAGCTTTGTGATTATGGTTCAATTCATGATAGTGAATATAGAATAGAAGGATTTAAAAAATGTGCTAAATGGATGCAAGAAGAGTTCTTAAAGGACTTGTGGCATCCTACTAATGAAGAGCCAAGAGAATTTGCAGAAGTCCTTGCAGAAGCAAAAATAACAGAAAGCATTAAAACCTACATTTCTTTCAAGAGAAATGATGCTCTGTTTAAAATTGGGATGCTTATAGTTCGAGTGCTAATATTACTCGTTGGTTGTATATTGATGATTTACTGCCAAAGGAAGGAGGTGAGCAATGAGTAAAGAAAAAGCTATAATTCATATTAATAATGTTTCTAAGATTATTGGTTTAAAAAGAATAAAGCTGAGTCAAGGTACAATAATTCATATTCAAAATGAGTTAGTCTTGGCACTTAAAGAGTTAGAGGAAGGAAAATGAGTGTATTAATATCACCAGAGGCTTATAAAAAGATACTCCAAGGAGATTTAAATTGGCTTCTCAGACAACATGAAAGTCTTGAAAAAGACCATATTGAAGCTATACTAAAGAATCTAATAAAAAGAATTAACGAAGGAAGGGATTTTTAATTATGGACAGAAATCAAGCTAAAGAATTTTATCCTATTCTGCAAGCATTTGCAGAAGGAAAGGCAATTGAATGTAGAACTAAACCAAGTGCATTAAGCAAAAGCTGGCAAGGTATGAATGATTGGACGGAAATAAAAGAAATAGGGTACTGGGATAATATAGAATACCGAATCAAGCCAGAACCAAAGTACCGTCCATTTAAGGATGCAAAAGAGTGCTGGCAAGAAATGCAAAAGCATCAGCCATTTGGGTGGGTGAAATATGCAGATAAATATATTTCTATATCAGCAATAGACTCAAACAATGATTATGAAATCGATTTTGATGATTATACTTTTGCTGATAGTACTCCATTTGGTGTGAAAATAGAGGAATAGTTATGGAAATTAATGAAAAAATAAATGAAAATTAAAAATAAAATGATAAAATATCTTATTATTATATTAGGATTAGTAGGAGGTGTTCTTATTGCTTCTAGTATAATCCTATTTGCATTTAGATTAGATTCCTTGTTTGGTTTATTTATAATAGGGGTATTTATTCTTTTAGCTGATTATATTATATTTGACATTATATCTTGAAGAATAAAACTAATTTAAATAGAAAGTAACATGAATAAAGATAGGGTAAAAAAGCTAGCTGAAATATTACAGGCTTATTTAGCTGGAAGAGAAATTGAATTTTATTCTTCTATCCTTAATGAATGGAAGCCTGCTTTTATAACTGATATTAGTAGCTTGATAAAAAATATTGATAATTATAGAATTAAACCAGAAGTAAAGTATAGACCTTTTAAAAATTTAAAAGAATGTCTAGAAGAAATGCAATGTCATATTCCTTATGGTTGGATAAAAACAGATAATAATGTTCATCGTTTAATAACCCTTTTAGATGAAGATAGAACACTAATAGGTAGTCAAGAGACAAGTTGGACTTATGAAAAACTATTTGAGAGTTTTACCTTTATGGATGGTAAACCTTTTGGTGTAAGATATTAACTTATTTAAATTAGAGTATATGGAATATATTATAGTTCTTTTATGTATTTTTATAATTATATTAATGATTATTAATTTACCCTAAATTATATGGCAATAATAGCTAGTATATTTTGTTTTATTTACATATGTATGATAATATATGTATTAAATGAAATATTTAAAATGAAATAGAAAATACTAATAATTATAACATAACAAATAAAGAAATTATTCGAGTAAAAATTTTTGGTCTACTATTTTTGAATACTCGTTAATCACTAAAAATAGAGTAATAATAGTATTTTCTATAGTCCATAAATGCAAAAATTAGTAAGACTATAAACTCTAATTTACGTGATTTTGAAACTAAGATTTTAAGAGAAAAAGCTAGTGAGTTCTTACTATTTCTTATTATTAAAGAAAAGTGACTTTTACATAACAGTTTTCAATAGTAAAACTGTTAATTTTAATATTTATAATATATGAAGAATAAGAAATTACATGACATTATGAAGCATAGTAATGATGTCACTAAAAAATTAGTAGAGGTTAATAACTTAGATAATCCTAAAGAGATTGCTAAAATTAATCAGATTACTGATTTATTTATATCAGTTAAAAATAATACAAAATTACTGCAATTATTAGTAGTTGCAGTAGATATGGTAGTAGATTACATTAATAAAAATAAATAAGAAAACTATGGAAATTAAAGCTAGTGTGAAGATTATTGAAGGAGGATTTGAAGAATCAGTAAATTTCTCTGTTAAAGGTAATTTTAATATTAATTTTAAGGTAACTCGTACTCCTGTAAGAGTAAGAGTGCTAAATATCTCTAATGAATCATATGATTATATGACTTCCAAAGAGTGCCCTGAATGGAGTAAAAGGGTAGAATGGCTCTCTATGTCTAAAAAGAAGAGATTTGAATCTCATCTTAATAGAATAGCACACGATTGCTTGGGAAAGGTTATGGATTATGAAGTTTTTAATGATTAAATATGTGAAATAGACGGTTTGTTTATAAAGTTTTTTACTCTTAGATAGTAGTCTGTTGTGAAACACACTACTATCACTTTTTAATAATTAAAAGTATGATAAAAATTATAATAATAGTAGGTATTATTATTTTTCTATTATTCCTATATAATAAATATAGTCCCAAAGTAGATATTATATTGTCTAATGGAAATTATGTATTTATTATGTGGTATAATGGTAGAGATAATAATGGAAATTATGTAAGAACTTATAAAAGATTACTTATATTATAAAAGAATTAATTATGAAGAATATAAGAATTAGTTGTGGTTTTGCATTATATATACTTATTATAGTAGCAATGTTATGTTTTACTACTATTAAATGTTGTGCACAAACTATAACTCATGTAACTTTGACCTGTTACCAACCAGTTAAAAGCCAATGTGATAAGAATCCATTGATTACTGCTGATGGTAGCAAGATAAATCTACATCATTTAAAAAATAATAAGATTAAATGGTGTGCAATCTCTAGAGACTTACTATGGTTATTTCCTAAGAATAAACCCAAGAAAGTATATATTGAAGGATATGGAATATATCTAGTTAAAGATGTTATGAATAAAAGACATAAACATAGAATAGATATACTTATACATCCCAAAAGTTCAAAGAGAATTAGTATTAATAATGTTAAAGTAAAAATATTATAATGTGTTTTAATAAAAGAATATCCTTAAGTAACTATCAGGAAAATATGTATGAAAGAATAACAGAAATTCTTGAACAGGATACAATAGTATATAAAATTGTAGTTAAACATACTGGATTATTTCCTTTTCTTACTAAGAATTCCTATTTTGCACCTTTTTATGATTATGAATATAAGAAGAAAAAGATATATACTAGTCCTTTACAGATAGAATTTAGAAAGGAGGATGAATATATTGATATTATAGTTGAGAATGGTTTTCATAGTTTTAAGACTCTAAAAAATCTTAAGAAATCTGTATTTTGGTCTTCAGAGTATACTGTTGCCAAATTCATTATTCCTAAAGGTAGTACTGTAATTATTAATGATACTCGAGTAGTATCAGATAAAATTATGTTTTATAAAGAAGTAAATCTATAATAATGACTAGAGAAGAAGCTGCTAATAATGCTTTAAATAAAGTATTATTAGTAAAATCTACTATCTTATATTTGGGTACAGGTTATGGTAAGTCAAAACTCGCTATTGACTGTATTAATAAGATAGCAGATTTTAATTTTAAACAAAATGAAGAAGAAACTACTGTTAGTATTATTGTTCCCAGACAACCATTAATAAATAATTGGAAAGAAGAAATAAAGAAATGGGGATGTAATACTGATAAAATAGAGATTCTTTGTTATAATAGTATTCATAAACTTAATAAATATTGTAATTGTATAGTATTTGATGAAGCTCATCATTTAAGTGAACTTAAAAGGGAAATTCTTGATGATATTTTTAAGGTTAATCCTAATGTTAAATTACTATTTTTAAGTGCTACAATTCCTCGTGATATTATGGATTATATGAAATCTTTAGGTACTTATAATATAGTTAAAGGTAACATTGCTGATGGTATTAAAGATGAAGTATTACCTACACCTATAATTTATACTATTCCTTTATATTTAGATAATATTAAAAGTGTAGCAGAGATAATAAAGAATCCTAGATGTAGTAATCCTGTTACTTGTAATTATGATGAAAGATGGAATTTTATTAAAAGATTTACTACAAGAAAGATAATTATCAAATGTACCCAAAAGCAATATTATAATGAGTTAAGTGATAAAATAGACTGGTATAAAAGAAAATTTATGTTTAATAAAACTGTAGTCTTTAAGAATAAATGGCTTAGAGCAGCTTCAGAAAGATTAAAATGGCTTTCAGAACAGAAGGTAGATATATGTCAGTCTATTATCTCTATCTTACAGGACCAGAGAGTACTCTTATTCTGCAATAATATTGAGCAGTCTTTAAAGTTTAAGAATTATGCTCCTATTAACAGTAAGAATAAGAACTCTTTACAGAATCTTGATGATTTCAATAATAGTAAGATTAATCATATATCTAGTGTTAATATGCTTTCAGAAGGTATGAATTTAACTAATTGTAGAGTAGGATTATTCTGTAATTTAAATGCCTCAGAAATTCTTTCACAACAGAAATTTGGAAGGTTATTAAGACATCCTAAACCAATAGTTATTATACCTTATTTTAAAGATACTAGAGATGAGGAATTAAAAGATAAAATGCTCAAGGATTATGATAGTTCTATGATAAAAGAAATTACTGATATTAAAGATATTAAGCTATGAAATTTGTTATAGATGATACAGTATGTGAGAAATATAATCTTACTGCTCAGCAAGTATTTATATTACTTGCTTTACAATGTCAAAATGATAAACTGTATGAAGATTTAATTGAGAAGGGATTAATTACTAAATGTAATTGTTCTCTTTTTGAATTAAATAAGAAATATAATGTTATTAATAAAGGTATTAACCTCTGTAATTCTGTATTACTTGATAGTAGTAAAGATACTAAGAAAACAATTAATATTGTTAATCTTAGATGTCAGAATTTAGCAATAAAACTAAGGGATATATACCCTAAAGGTAAAATGCCTGGAACTAGTTATTATTATAAAGGTAATATAGAAGATATTAGAAAAAAGTTACAGAGTTTCTTCTTAAGATATCCAAATTATACAGATGAGCAAATAATTACAGCTACTCAGAAGTATATTAATTCTATGAATGGTGATTATACTTATCTTAAATTATTAAAGTATTTTATTTGGAAATCTGAGGTAAAAGATGGAGAACAGGTAGTAACTTCAATTCTTTCTGATTATATAGAGAATGAAGGTCAGGAAGATAATATTAATAATGATTGGACATCAGAGTTAAAATGAAAGAAGAATTTACAACATATGAGTATTTTAAGGAAGATACTCCTATTAATATTAAGAAATAAATTATTGTTTAATTAATTAAATATAAAGTAAAATGAATAACAACATTGAAACATTTAAGCTACAGCATGTAGCTCTTGAGTTTAAGGTAAATGAAGTAAAGCAGACTGTAACTACTATTGAGAAGTTTATTGTACCTAAGTTTAATCTTAGATTTACAACAGTAGGTGTATCTAAACTTAATACAGAGAAGGGTGATACCTTTGATGTAGAAACTGGTAAGAAACTTGCTAGAGCTAAAGCTGAAAAGGAAGCTTTCTCTAGATTCAAGGCAGAGTTGAAGAAGTTCCTTAAATGGAATATGGCTCTTGATGATAAGATTAATGCTACTATCGAGAAGATGAACAATTATATTGACCATCAGAAGAAGTATATTAAGACATTCTAATGAGTTTAAGAGAGAGAGTATATGATAATCTAGTTAAAAGAAGAAACAGAATACTTGAAGGTAAAATTAATTGTATTCCTTCTTCTTTTACTAGATTTAAAGATGACTTTATTGGTATAGAACAAAGTACATATTATTGTATATCGTCCTTTACTAAAGGTGGAAAGTCTCAATTTACTTCATATACTTTTATCTATAAACCACTACTTTATTGCTATTACCATAAAGAAGTAGGAGCAAATCTTAAAGTCTTATATTTTCCTTTAGAAGAAACACCTGAAAGAATTCTTCAAAGGTTTGAATGTTGGCTTCTATACGAGTATAGTAATCATACAATAAGAGTATCTCCTAGAGATTTAAGAAGTACTACTACTGCTATTTCACAGGAAGTATTAGATTTATTACAATCTGATGAAGTTCAAGATATTATTAAGTATTTTGAAGAACATGTTATATTTCCTGAAGAAAAGCCTAATCCTACTGGTATTCTTAATTATTGTAAAAGTTATGCTAGACAACATGGTACTGAATATACTAAAAAGGGTAAATATAAAGATGAATGGGGACAAATAAAAGAAACAGAAGTATTTGACCATTATGAACAGGATGACCCTAATGAATATAGGTTAATTGTTATTGATACTATGAATCTTATAGATACTGAAAGAGGTATGACTCTTAAACAATCTATGGATAAATTGTCAGAATATTTAGCTAAATATTTAAGAAACAGATATAAGTTTTCTCCTGTAGTAATTCAGCAACAAGCTTTTGAATCTGAAGGTAATGATGCTTTTAAATTAAATAGATTAAGACCTAGTGCTCAAGGTTTAGGTGATAGTAAGTATATATCAAGAGACTGTAATGTACTATTAGGATTATTTTCTCCATTTAGATTTAGTTTAGATACGTATTTAGATTATAATATAAAGAAATTTAAGGATAATATTAGATTTCTTGAAGTATGTATAAATCGAGATGGTGAAATGGGAGGTATTGCTCCTTTATTCTTTGATGGTGCAGTATGTGCTTTTGATGAATTACCATTACCTAATAATAAAGTAGAATTAGAAAAGGTATATAAGTATTTAGATAAGATAAGAAATAAACAAACAGTTAATACTACTATAAGTATGTTTGTTTGTGGTATAATAAAAAGAGTTAAAGATTTGCTAGAGTAAAATAAATATATTACTTTTGCAATTCATTTAAAGAGTAGAAATTAAAATGGCAAAGATTTTAGTACTTGCAAAAAGTGGATTTGGAAAAACTACTAGTTATTGTGGTAGAAAGAAGTTAGGTATTAAAGGTTTAAATCCTAAAGAAACTTTTGTAATACAATGTATTGGTAGAGCTGTTCCTAATCCAGAATTTAAGTTATGTCCATCTACTAATGTGATGGATATGGTTAAAGGAAATAGAATGCAGATTGATAGTCTTAATGGACTTGAAAGATTTAAGAAAGTAGCAGAAGTTATTGATACTTTTAAGAATCCTAATTGCCCTTATAAGAATATTGTAATTGATGATTTTAATTATCTTGCACAAGATTTTTATATGGCAAATGCAATGAAGGGAGGATGGGATACACCAAAACAAATAGGCTATGGAATGGGTCTTATCTTTGATTCATTTAAAGGATGCCCTGAGAATAAGAATATTATCTGTTGTGCCCATTATGAAGAGTATAAAGATAAAAATGGTGATTCTATTTCCTATAAGTTTAAGACTACAGGTAAGATGGTGGACGATTATATCACACCTGAAGGGAAGTTTGACATTATTCTCTTTGGTAAAGTAGGTTATGATGCAGAAAATAAGAAACCTATCAAGCATTTTGTTAAAGAGTTTGATGGAGAATATCCTGCTAAGGATAGCTTAGGAGTACTTGATGACTTACCTGATGAAATTCCTAATGATTTATCTATTGTAATGGATAAAATTAAAGAGGTGTATGGATAGAAATAAAACAGTTAGTATTGCTACTTCTATATTAATATCTGGACATATTGCTTTACAAGATATTATCTTATTATTAGATAGTTATTATATTGAAAAAGGTAAAGAAAGAAAATATGTAGATATATTTGTTAAAACTATAACTTCTTTACCTTATGAAATGTATAGTGAATATGTAAAGATAGCTCTTAAATATTATATGTGTAAGTATGCAATACATACATTAACTAAACAAGAAAGCCTTAATTCTATATTTAATAGAAACACAAAAGAAAACATATTATTAATATATTAAAAATAAAAGTAAAAATGAAAGATTTAACAAAGTTGACATCACGTCAGATTTCTCAGATTAAGAACATTTATAAGGCAAATTCTAGTATTTATAGTAGAATTGAGACTTTGGAAAAGCACCTTAATAAAATTCAGGCAGAGCTTGATGAACAGTTAGCTATTATTGAGGCTAATGAAGCAGGTGTTAAGATGCTTACTGGTGGTTTTATTTCAAAGCAACTTATTAAGGATGAGCAGATTCCTCAGTTTAATGAGGATGGTACACCTAAGATGGATAAGGAAGGTAAGTATCAGCAGAAGAAGAGAGTCCTTACTTTTGTTGTTCCTGTACAGGAGCCAACAGAAGAAGTAGAACCAGATGGAACTACTACAAATATTGATACTACAGATACTGATGAAAATGCTTTGAAATCTGAGGAAGAAGTATTCCCAGATAATCTCAATAATGTAGAGAATATGTAATTAAATTATTAACAATTATGATAGAAGAATGGAAAGATATAAAAGGCTTTAATGGATATCAAGTTAGTAATAAAGGAAGAGTTAGAAGTTTTAAAAGAAACTTTTTACATTATCTTACTTTATATAAGGATAAAGATGGATATTGTATTGCTGTATTGTCTAAAGAAAAGAAAGCCTTTCATAAAAAAGTACACAGGTTAGTTGCAGAAGCTTTTTTAGATAATTATTCTAAAGATTTACAAGTAAATCATAAAGATGAGAATAAGGAAAATAATAATGTAAGTAACTTAGAAATGTGTAATAATAAATATAATTGTAATTATGGAAGTAGACATACTAAATTAGCATTTCCTATAATACAATTAGATTTAAATAATAATTTTATTAAAGAATGGATTTCTTCAAGAGAAATTGAAAGAGTTCTAGGATTTGCACATTCTGCTATTATAAATTGTTGTAAAGGGGTTAATTATAAAAATATAAGTATAAAACAAGCTTATGGCTTTAAATGGAAATTTAAATATGAAAGAAATTAATAATACAATTTGTTTGATGAGTTTTGGTAAAATTCAGGAGTCTACAGAAGCTACTGAATATAAGAAGTATATTGGTATTGCAGGCTGTAAAATAGTAGCCTTTAATCCTTCTAAGGAAGAACTTAGTAATCTCTATGGTAGAGATATTACTAAGGACCCTGAGTATTATGGGGTTATGAAGGATAATGATGGGAAGGAAATTCAGATGGCTTATCCTACATTTATCTTGAAGTCTGACCCAGAAACTAATAATGGTATTGAGGAGTTCTTCCAGGCTAGATTCTCTATTCAGAATAATATCTTTACTAATAAGGAAAATACTAAGTGTCAAGTAATTGATTCTTATGGTAGAACTGCTTGGGCTACACAGGATGATGTTAAGAATAAAGCTATTCCTACATATACTGATAAAGAAACAGGTGAAGTTAAACCTTTTAGTATTAGTAATAATTATAGACCAGCTTTTAGGGGTGAAGAAGCTCTTACTATGTTCTTGCAGAACTATTTGAATATTCCTTCTTGTCAGAAGTATGTTAATGGTTCTTGGGTTATGATTGATAATCCACAGGATGCAGAATGTAGACTTGACCACATTACAGATTATTTCAAGGGTAATATGTCTGAACTTAAAGATTGTATTACTTTGCAGCCTAATAATAAAGTTAAGGTTGCTATTGGTGTAAGAACTACTGATGATGGTAAGCAATATTCTAGTGTTTATACTCACTTTACTATGAAGAATAGTAGTAATTCTACATCTAAGCTTGAAGCAGATATCCAGAATAGAAAGAATAATGGTGGTCTTGCTACTACAGAATTTGACTTTAAATCTCTTCATGAGTATACTGTATCAGAGACTAATTTTAGTGCTGAAAATAAGGAACTTCCTTTTGCAGCACCAACAAATAACCCTTGGGCAAACGCTTAATATACTAATAATATGATTAGCAATGGATATACTTCAATAACTTTAAAAGATATATTAAACAAAGTAGATGAGGGTCAAATACTTAATTTCTACTTTGGTATTACACAAGTTCCTTTTAGAATGAATAGCCCTTTAAGGAATGATTCTAAACCTTCATTTGGATTATATTCAAGTGATGGTATACATATACATTATAAAGACTTTGCAACAGGAGAACAAGGGTCTTTATTTGATTTACTTATGCAAATCTACAATATTAGTTTTATAGAACTAGTAGATAAGATAAGTAAAGATATGAATATTAATACTAAGCAGATTAATATCTCTAAATCTCAAATTAAACATAACTCAGCTACAATAAGTAGTAGTCAAATCAGACTAGAGGTTAAAACTAGAGAATGGAGAAATTATGATGTTGAGTATTGGGAATCTTATGGATGTAATATAAATCTATTAAAGTATGTTGAAGTATATCCTATTAGTCATAAAATTATATATAAAGACAATAAAAGATATACATTTGCTTGTGATAAACTAGCATATTGTTATATTGAAAGAAAAGAAGGGAATATCACCAAGAAAATTTATCAACCCTATAATAAAAATGGTTACAAATGGACATCTTCCAATGATAAGAGTGTTATTGGTTTGTGGTCTAAAATTCCAGAGACAGGAGATACATTGCTTATATGTTCATCATTGAAAGATAGTATCTGTCTATGGTCTAATGTTAATATACCCTGTATATATGTTCAATCAGAAAATACAGAGTTAAGTGATTCTGCAATTAATTGTTTACAAAAAAGATATAACCATATTTATATAGCATTTGATGGAGATTCAGCAGGTGAAATAGATGCCTATAATCTTAGATTAAAAACAGGTTTTGAGATAATTCATTGTCCTTTAATTGATAAGGCAAAAGATTATTCAGATATATATCATTATTTTGGTAAAAAAAGACTTATTGAAGAATTTAATAATGCTTTTAATAAGACTAAAGCACCAGATATGGATGATGATTTACCTTTTTGAAATAACACAAATAATTAAAGTTTAATATATTAAAATTTAAAGAAAAATGGAAAAAAGAAAGATTACAGTGATTCCTACAAAGACTCACAAGACACAAGTTATTGAAAGTGCAGCAACAACATTGGCAGAACTTAAAGCAGACCTTACTAAGGCAGGTATTGATTATACTGATTGTACATTCTTTGAGGGTCTTACTAAGATTGAATTGAAGAATGATGCTGCTATTCTTCCACATGATGTTCCTTATAAGGGAACTACTACCAATAACTTGGTATTTATGATTACTAATGCTTCAAAGAAGATTAGAAGTGGAGCAAAGCTTGATAGAAAGGCTATTATTGAGGAGATTAAGAGTAAGAATCTTACAGAGTTGGTTAAGAAGACTTATGGTAAGAATTATACTAACTGTAAGACAGAAGACCTTGAGAAGATTCTTAACAAAGAAGCAGCTTCTACAACAGCAGATGCTTCAGCTCCTACAGCTAAAGCAGCTCCTGCAAAGAAGGAAGCTCCTAGTAAGCCTGCAATGAAGGCTGATGACCCTAGTAACTATGTTACTAAAGCAGAACTTAAGAAAGTTATTGAAAGTCTTTTGGAAGAAATGGAGAATGCAGGTATGGATTATTCTGATGATATTAATATTGATAATATTGCTATTATTGGTAATGTCACTTCAGATACTTCAAATGCTTCAAAGGAAGAGGAATCAGATTCTCCATATTCATCAAATGAACTTGATGATATGTTTAAAGATATGTAATTTATAAAAAATCTAATAGGGAGTAAGTATAGTAATATATTTACTCCCCTTTTTTTATTACTTATGGACATAAAAGAACAAATAAGAAATAAGTATTATACTCCTACAGAAGAAGCTCTTAAAGTATATGAAATATTTAAAAGCTTCTTTGGTGAAACTAAAGTAGACTTTCAAGTAGATAAAGATTTTAAAGATGCTGTAGAAACTTTAATAGCAGAAGATAAAAACTTGAAAGATACTTTAAATCTTCCTTTACTTCCATTATGTGAATTTTCATATATTATATTAGTTCATTTTCCAAATGTAACTATTACTAATGAAAAAGATAATAGTGTAGATATTCATGACTTATATGTTAAAGTACCACTTGATTATACAGGAAAACAAGCTAAAAGATTTGAAATGATTGTTACTACTTTCACTAAAGTTTTATATGAAAGTCATTATACACATTCCCATTTACCTTCAAATTCTTTAAGTCATGGTAAAGCTTATTTTCAGAGACCTTGTTTAGGAGAAGGTCCTATTGGAGACACTTGTAGTATTCTTAGAAATGAAAATAATGAAAATATATGGAGATTATTCTGTGTGGAATTAGCTAGATATGTTACAGTAGAATCTATAGCAGGAGTTCCTTATTACAGAATGGAACATATCGGTAGAAATAATAGTAATAAAGAAATAATTCTTTCAGATACTAGTTGTATCGTCTCTTCAGAAATTTCATTTATTATAAAAGAAGCCATACGTAATCTTATAAATAGAAAAGTATTTACTTTTAAATATGTAAATAATACTTATAACTTTGCTGCTAATGATGCTTCTTTAATTAGATTAATAAGCAATGAGTTTATAACAATTTATAATAAAAAATTTAATAATAAAGAACTTTCTACAAATTTAAATGAATTAATAAGAGCTAAAATTCTTATAAAAGCAGTCTTTTATAAAGGATGTTTTACTGAAGAAGATAGTAATAGACACACTTCTTGTAGTCCTAGTACTGATGTTTTATTTACATTTAAGAATATACCTGTTAAAATGAGGATTATAGATACTGATACGACTATTGAACCTGTATATATTCTTAATGTACGATATATTAATGTGGCAATACGAAATATATTAGAATTTATAAATTACAATTATGGACAAGAATATATTAAAGAAACAAGATAATACATATAAGTTAATTATTACTCCAGAACTAGAAGAAAAGATTAGATTCTTGTGTGCTAGATTTCCTAATAATGAATATAGTGGAGTATTATTCTATAATTATACTGGTAGATTTGAAGATAATTCTTTAGTATTAACTGCTAAAGATTTCTGTCTTATGGATTATGGTTCTGCTACTTATACTGAGTTTGATAGTAACCCAGAAATCTGTAATTATATGATAGAAAATGACTTATTAGAATGTCAGCAGGCATTATTACACAGTCACAATGTCATGGGTACTACACCAAGTGGAACAGATTTAAATACTTTAGTAGAAGAAGGTAGTTTTAGAAATAATTTTCTATCTTTAATTGTTAATAATGCAGGTAATTATACTGCTATGTTAACAAGAAAAGTTAAGCATATTCCTCATGTAACAGAAGTACTTGAATATGAATTCTTTGGTGATGGTACTGTTAACTTAGGCACTGATGAATATGATGCAGTAGAATCTTATGAAATAGAATATTTCTTCTTAGATATTGAGAAACCTACTGTAAATATTGGTTATACTGATTTATTTAATAGAATTGATGAAATCAGTAAAGATAAGGTTATCAATATTGCTTCTAAGAATAAAAGTATTAAGACTATTCATAATCCTAATGCTAATCTCATTATTCCTTCTACTGTACAGGAGCCTATATTAGAAGGTAAATTACCTTTTGAAGGATTATCTAAGCCAAAAGCAGAAATAGATGAGGAAGGAGACTTTATTGATTATAATAATGTAAAGTTTAATAATAACCAATTAAATAGTATTACTAAGCAGTTACTTATGGGTAGTCCTATTTTTAATCCTAAAGATTTGAATGAGTGGGTAAATAAAATGCCTACAGCTTTCTCTAAGAGATTTGGAGAAGGACAAAAAGGTTTAGAGAATTATAGAGTTTTTATTAGTTATTTTGTGGAATTTCTATTGTCAGAAGCCTTTGATGAAGATTTAGCAGAAGAAGGATATATGGAAGACTATCAAATGCCTATTTGTGCTTATGGTGTATTACAGAAATTACATCAGTTTAAGAGTAATTCTTTTCTTAATATTATTGAGGAAGAAGTAGAACGATTTATTATTTAAAAAATTATGAATGAAGAATCGACTATAACTCCATCTTTGGAGGTTAATATGGAACAAATAGTAAATACTACAGCTAATATTCCAGAAGTTACTATTGCTCCTTTAGAGACAACAGAAAGAGAAACAACATCAATATTAGGACCTGAAGAAGTAGTAGAAGAAGAATCAGAATCTATATTATCAGAAGAAGATGAAGCTTTTTTGAATGAAGTTATTGAAAACCAACATCAGGAAATTCCTCCTATAAGTGAAGATTATCATGATGAAACTGCTAGATTTTCAGGAGCAGAATGGTTTAATAAAATTAAAGAGAAAGTCATTATTGTAGGAGGTGCAGGAGGTATTTCTTCAAATGCTATATTTCAATTAGCTAGAATACATCCTAATAGTATTTATATCTTTGATAATGATAAAGTTGAGGAAGTTAATCTTGCTGGACAAATGTTTGGTATCAAGGATATAGATAAATATAAAGTGGATGCAATAGCAGAAACTGTTAGCTATTATAGTAAATATACTGATGTGTTTGCTATGCGAGAATTATATACTAGTAATAGTTTTACTTCTGATATTATGATTTGTGGCTTTGATAATATGGAAGCTAGAAAGGTATTCTTTAATAACTGGAAAAAACATGTAGAATTACAGAAAGATAAATCTAAATGTCTATATATTGATGCCAGATTGTCATTTGATACTTTACAAATACTCACTATTGTAGGTACAGATACATATAATCAGGATAGATATGAAAAAGAATTCTTATTTTCTGATGAAGAAGCAGATGAAACTGTATGTAGTTTAAAACAAACTACTTTTATGGCATGCATGATAGCTTCTTTTATTGTAAATAATGTAGTTAATTTCTGTGCTAATGAAATTGTTCCTATGATAAAGCAATTACCTTTCTTTATAGAATATGATTGTAATATGATGTACTTAAAAGAAGAAGATTAATGATAAGTGAAAATATTAAAAATAATATAAATAGCTTTCTTGGTGTTACGTCAGCCTCTCTCTGTTCAACAGGTATACCTTTATTAGGAACAGAAAATAATCAATTTTCTATATATATGACAAATCATATATTTAATGGTAAGATTACAGAGATTCCTATTTATAATTCTTTATCTTCGAGAGGAATAATTCCACTATTTACTTTTTCTTCTACTAGTATAAATGAAAGAAAAACTTTTGGTCCTCTCTTAAAAGAGTTAAGTTTTACTAGAGGAGCAGGAGCATTAAATAGAGTTAGAGATAAAGATGGTAATCTTTATTATGGAATGAGAGGTTTAATACTTAATAGTAATTTAGAGCCATTAGTATTATGTACTATTAGACCTCCTAGAACATCATCAGCTACCACAGAGCTTATACTTAGAGTAAGTCCTAAAGTTTTCAATAGTAATAATATTGTATGTAAAGGTATTCAAAAGTATCTTATTGAATATTGTAGTACTGTCTCTAGATATTTTTCTATAGTAAGTGGTTTTACTACTATGACAGTTATCATTAACAATGATATTGATAAGTTTATAAGACATGTCAAGGCTCCTACCAATATTAATGTTAATGAGGAAATACAACAGCTTCTTGTAGATAATATAGATAAATTATGTCTTTAGAGGAATATTTTGGAGATTGGTTAAAAGTAATAGATAAGAAAGTATTATATGAGACAATTAATACACTTAATTCTAGCAATACTATTAATTTGTGTCCTAATTATAATGACATCTTTAATTGCTTTAAAGCTTGTAAATTATCTGAATTAAAGGTAGTTATATTAGGTTTAAGTCCTTATCCACAATTAGGTAAGGCTACTGGAATTGCTTTTGGTAACAATATAAAAACACTTGATAAAAATCTATCACCATCCTTACAAGTTATAAAAGAATCAGTTATCAATTATGAAATTCCACAAAATAGTAGTATCTTTGACCCCAGTTTTGAAGATTGGGAGAAGCAAGGAGTATTAATGTTGAATTGTGCATTGACATGTAAAGCAGGTCTCCCTAGTTCTCATTTAGGACTATGGAGACCTTTTATATCTAAACTAATATATAATATGTCTAGATATATGACTGCTTGTGTATATGTATTATTTGGTGAAGAAGCTAAAACTTTTGAACCTTATATCTCTCAATATAATTATGTAATTAAAGAAAAACATCCTTCATATTATGCTAGGAATCATAAGAAACTTAGATATAATTTGTGGGATGAAATAAATAATCATTTAAACAATAAAATAAAATTTAAAAGATGAAAAAGTATTATTTTAAAGGTACTAATCAAGAAGTTAAATTAGGTGATAAGATTACACAGATTATTACCTGTAGTAATGGTAAACAATTTAAGTGTAATAGTACTGTAGATGAAGCTACTATTGAAGATTTACTTAATAGAAATTCTATTGAAGCTAAGGAAGTTATTCCTGTACAGAAGAGTATATATAGAAAACATGGTAAAAGAGGTCCTATGCCAAAAGAACCTAATATTAAGGTAATTAATCTTAATAATAAAGAAGAATTTAAAGAGTTTATTAATGTTTTAACTGGTATTATTAGTGGCAAATGTTAATAAGAAGATTAGGAATGCTACTGTAAATAAACAAGGTAATATTACCTTTAAAAGTATATTGGAGAAAACCTGTTTCAATACATTAATTGAGGCAGGTTTTAATCCTCTATATGAACCTAAGAAACATGTAGTATTTCCTTCATTTAAACCTATTACTCCTTTTTATGATAAGGAAACAGATTCTCAACATGAAAAGAGAGTAAAAGAGTTAGGGAAACCTTCACCTAAATTACTTAGATTATGTGATGGGCTTATACAGCCTATTACATATTTACCTGACATATATCTTAAATATAAAGATATAGATGTATGGATAGAATGTAAGGGATTCTCAAATGAAGTTTTTCCATATAAAAGAAAACTATTTAGGAAATACCTTGATAATGTTCTTACTGCTACAGGACAAAAGAGTATTTATTTTGAGGTTTATAGTAAAAAACAGCTTTTACAAGCTATAGAAATATTTAAAGAATATGCTGAAAAGTCTTAAAGATATATCTTGGTTAGTAGATGAGCCTACTTATAGAGCTGATAAAGCTCTTAGTTATTCTACTATATCTAAATTTAAGAGAGAAGGATTTGAACATTTAGATACATTATTTGATAAGGTTGAAAGTCCTTCTTTATTGTTAGGTTCTTTAGTAGATTGTTTAACTACTGACCCTCCTGAAGAATATGAAAGAAGGTATTTAGTAGCAGAATTTCCTCCTATTACTGATAAAGTAGAAACTATTGTAAAATCTTTATTTAATAGTTATTCAAGTACTTATGATTCATTATATAAGATACCAGATAATCTTATTATAGATTCTACAAATATTAATGGATTTCAGTTAAATTGGAAACCAGAAACTAGAGCAAAAGTAATTAAGGAAAAAGCATCTGATTACTATAATTTATTGTACTTAGCTAAAGATAAAATCTTAATAAGTACAGAACTTAATGATATAGCACATCAGATGGCTAATGCTCTTATTGAAAGTTCTCAAACTGCATTATATTTTAAGAAGAATAATCCTTTTGATGATTGTGAAAATCTTTATCAATTAAAGTTTAAAGCAGAAATAGATGGTGTTCCTTATAGATGCATGTTCGATTAATAAAATACTATTAAATTTATAATAAAATTATTTATATATTTTGTTTATTTAGTAAAGTTATATACCTTTGCACATACATTTAAATAGTAAAGGTATGAAAAAAGGAATAAAAATAGAAAGTATTATTGATTTATATAATAAAGGATTAACTCCTGTACAAATTAGTGAAGAACTCGGTTGTACTATATCTAATATTACAAGAAGATTAAAAAAAGAAAATATAAAAGTAGTTCCTAATTATTCTAAATCTAGAAGAACTAGAAAAGGATATTATAGTTTAAATGAAGATTACTTTTATTTTATTGATGATGAAACTAGTGCTTATTTATTAGGTTTAATGTATGCTGATGGTAGTGTTGTTTCTAATGGTTGTTATTTAAAAATGAAAGAAGAAGAATCTTTAATTAAATTAAGAGATGCTATAAAAGGAAACATGCCTATAAAAAAATATACTAGAATCTATAAAAATAAAGAATTTTCTTGTTATATTATAAGTATATATTCTATGAAAATAAAAAGTAACTTAATCAAATGGGGATGTCATCCTAATAAAACTTTTGATATAAGATTACCTAATATTAATCCTGTATTGTTACCTCATTTTATTCGAGGATTTTTTGATGGAGATGGTTGTATTTCTATTGGAAAAACGATAAGTAGATTACATTTTAATATTACATCTGCTGCATTAGATTTTTTAAATGATATACGACCAATATTATCTAATATTGCAACAAAGAATGGTAGTATATATAAAGAAAAGAATACAAATACATACCATCTTAGATATACAGGTAAAGCAGCATTAAATATATTAAATTGGTTATATAAAGATAGTACAATTTATTTAAATAGAAAATATATAAAATATAAAATAGTAAGTCGAATTAAAATTGGGAGAATTGCTGGAAAGTCTAAATTAGATAATCAGCAGCCGAGCTTAGGAAGTGCATAAAAGTACTAAGAAGGTTCAACGACTAACAAGTGAATAGCACAAATAATAAACTTGACACGAGCACCCAACACTTTTTAGTGAAGATATAGTCTGAACTATAGATATATATAAAACTATAGAAGTAAAGATAAAGAACTTTACGATAACAAATTGATTCTTAGAGTAGATTATAAGAATAAAACTATTCAACCTATAGATGTAAAGACATCATATAAACCTACATATAATTTCTATAAGTCATTTATAGAGTGGAATTATGCATATCAATGTAGATTATATGCAAGAATTCTTAAACTTAATATTGAAAAAGATGAATACTTTAAAGACTTCACAATTTTACCTTATAAAGATATAGTAATTTCTAAGTCTAATATGATTCCACTTGTATGGGATTGTGATTTTACTTTTGTAGAAGGTACATTATATCTTGGTAAAAATAATCAAATTAAACTTGAAGCACCTTGGGAAGTAGGTAAAGAACTTTGGTATTATCTCTCTACAGGAGCCACAGTTCCTATGGGAATAAATATTGAAAGTTCAAATGATTTGAGAACTTGGATAAATAAAATAGAATAATGTTTAATTAAAATAATATATGACATATGTAATAAAAAGAGATGGTAGTAAAGTTAAATGGGATTCAAATAAAATAGTAAATGCTATTAGAAAGGCTTTTGAGTCCTGTAAGGAAGAAGACAAATTTAATGAGAATGAGTTTAAAGAATTTGCTAATACCTTTACTACTGATAATATTAACACTGAAAGTATTCAAGATGCAGTAGAATATTATCTTATGGGTAATTATCCTAATATTGCTAAATCTTATATTCTTTATAGAGAAAAACATAAGGAAGCTAGAACTAGAATTAAGAGGTTACATTATATGGAAGAATATAAGAATAACCAAGAAAATGCAGCAACTTCTAGTAATACAGACCCTAATGCTAATACTGCTATTAAAAATGTAGCATCTCTTGAAGCAGAAGTATATAAAGATGAAAATAGGCTTATTCAAAGACAAAGAATGAAGGATAAACTTAATGAATTATTTCCTGAATTAGCAAAGCAATATGAAAAAGATTTAAATAATCATATTATTTATACTAATGATGAAGCAAGTACTCCTGTACCTAAATTCTATTGTATGGCAGTAAGTCTCTATCCTTTAATGTTAGAAGGTGTAGGTAATATTGATGGAGTAACTCCTACTCCACCTAATGATTTAGAGTCATTTAGTGGTCAATTAACTAATCTTATATTTACATTGTCCTCTCAATGTAAGGGTGCAGTAGCAGTAGGTTCTTATTTTATAGCTTTAAATTATTATACTATTATGGAATTTGGAGATAAATGGTATGATAAGCTAGATTTATGTGCTACTAGTCCTTATATTAAAATTCAAAGAACAGTAAGAGATAGAATCTATAAAGCCTTTAGTCAATTTGTATGGGGTATTAATCAACCTGCTGGTAATAGGTCATACCAAAGCCCATTTACAAATATTTCATATTTTGATAAAACTTATTTTAAAGCAATGTTTGGAGAATTCTATTATCCTGATGGTACTAAACCAGAATGGAAAGCAATAGATACTTTGCAAAGATTGTTTATGAAATGGTTTAATAAACTTAGAACAAAAGCAATAGTAGCTTTTCCAGTGGAAACATTTGCAATGGTACATAATGGTAAAAATATTATTAATAAAGAATATAAAGATTTATGTGCAGAAATGTATGCAGAGGGACATTCATTCTTTACTTATATTTCAGATAGTGCTGACAGTCTTGCATCATGTTGTAGGTTAAGAAATCAAGTAGATAAAAATACATTTAGTCCTACATCAGGATTGACAGGTATTATGACAGGTTCTTGTAATGTAATTACTCTTAATATTAATAGAATTGTTCAGGATTGGTATAAATCACTAAATATAGGTAACCAATTCCCTTTAACCTACCACAAGTCTTTATCAGAATACCTATCAAAAATCCTTGAGAGAGTATATAAGTATCATATTGCATATAAAACAATATTATATGATTGGGAAGATGCAGGAATGTTTACTTGTTGTAATGCTGGTTATATTCATATTAAGAAGCTTTATTCTACTATAGGAATTAATGGTCTTAATGAGGCTGCTGAGTTCTTAGGTCTTAAAGTAAATAATAATAAAGATTATATTGAATTCCTTCAGCTTATTCTCTCTACTATAAAGGAGCAAAATGCTTTACATTCAATTAATGATAAGAAAAGACCATTCTTATTTAATAGCGAAGTAGTTCCAGCAGAGTCTCTTGCTAGTAAAAATTATAATTGGGATAAAAAAGATAATTATTTTGTTCCTTCTAATAGAAATCTATATAATTCTTATTTCTTCTTACAGAATGATACTAATATAAGTGTATTAGATAAGATGTATTTACATGGAAATTCTACTTATCAATATACAGATGGAGGTTCTGCTTGCCATATTAATTTAGAAGAGCATTTAAGTAAAGAACAATATCTAAAATTGATAGATTATGCTATTAAAGAAGGTACTTCATACTTTACTTTTAATATACCTAATAGTAAATGTGAAGATTGTGGTTATATTACTAAGCATCCTATAGTAGAATGTCCTAAATGTCATAGTAAAAATATATCTCAATATACAAGAATAATTGGGTATTTAAGACCTATTAAACTCTTTAGTATGGATAGACAAATAGAAGCAGGAACTAGAGTATATAATAAAAATATTAATGTGTAAACAATGATTAAGATATTAAAATTTGAATCTGATAGTTGTCCTCAATGTAAAGCTTTATCTGCTACTTTAGAAAGAATTACTAAAGAATATAAAACAGATATGAAGAGTATTGATATTGAGGAAGACAATAATCAGGATTTAATAAGAAAATATAACATAAGAAGTATTCCTACTTTAATCTTTTTAAATGAAGACCAAGAATATAATAGGCTTGTAGGAAATCAATCTTATACTACTATAAATAAAATAATTAATCATGATACAATCTAAAAGAATAGGTGTATTAGAATTTAGGGAGGCTAGTTATGTAGGTAACAAGCCTCCTTTTGTATCTTATGATATAGTTAAATGGTATCCTAATCTTTATTATGGTAAGGAAAATGAATACATAAAGCTAAATCATGAATTTTATTGTTATCCTAAGAATACTGGTTGTAGAATACATAAGGATTTATTTAAAAGTAAAGAATTATGTATAGTATTAGCTACTTTTAGATATGATTATCAAGAAGAATGTTATAATCTTGAATTTATAGGAGATAGACCTCTACAATTAGTTAGTTGGGATTATTTTAGAGAATTAGTTAAATATGGATTTGAGCAATTAAATCCTAAATGGTATGAAAAATGAAATATCAATATGCAAAAGTAACATTTCAAGAAATTCCTGATGAAATCACTTTATGTATTGCTATATCTGGATGTAAAGTTCATTGTAAAGACTGTAATCAGAAAAATCTTTGGAAAGATGAAGGTAAAGATTTAAATATACAGGAATTAGATAATCTTATTAATGCTAATAAAGGTATTACTTGTGTATGCTTTATGGGAGAAGGGGAAGAATTACCTATGTTATGGTACTATATTAAGATGACTAAAGAAGATAGTAATCTTAAAACTGCCTTATATATAGGTAGAGACCTTAATATGACTATGAAACTATATGGGGATTTCTTTAGTTGTTTAGATTATCTTAAAGTAGGTTCCTATATATCTAATCTAGGAGGTTTAGATTCAAAGACTACTAATCAAAGATTATATAGTCTTAAAGGAATAAAAACAGAAGGAGAGTTTACAGATTATGAAACTGTCTTTACTGATATAACTTATAAATTACAAAAATAGTTTAATATTTTAAATTAAAAAAGAATGAAATTAAAAATTAAAGTTAAGGAAATTACTGAAGGCTGTATGCCAGAAATCATTGAACAGGGTGATTGGATTGATTTAAAGCTTGCAGAAGATGTAAGATTTACAGGTCCAGAAGTACAATCTAGAAAGATTAAATATCTTCCTTTAGGTATTGCTATGGAACTTCCTAAAGGATTTGAAGCTTATGTACTTCCTAGAAGTTCTACACCTAATAAGTGGAATATTGAACTTGCTAATTCTCAAGGAATTATTGATGAGTCCTATAAGGGAAATGATGATGAATGGAGATATATTGCTAAAGCATTTAAAGCTGTGGAAATTCCAAAGGGTACTAGAATTTGTCAATTTAGGATTATGCCTAAGATGAATGCAGGTATTTTAACTAAGCTTAAATGGTTATTTAGTAATGGTGTAGAGCTTATTAAGGTAGATAATCTTAATAATGATAATAGAGGGGGTATTGGTAGTACAAACTAATGATTTATATTGGTATTAGTATTATTGTTCTTTTAGCAGTTATGGGAGCATACATTATGTATGCTGCCTATGCTAAAGGTAAAGATGTAATGTCTTTTAAACAATCAATGGAATTATGTGATCTACCAATAATAACATTCTATATTGGAGAAAAGAAATTAAACTTTATATTAGATACAGGCTGTATACAATCTATGCTTGATGCTGATATTATAGATAAATATAAATTAAATGTTTCCTATATTGGAAAAAACTTTGAAGTATGGGGAGCTAACGGTAAATGTTCTACAGATAAAATGGGTGTTTTAGGTCTTTATTATAATAATAAGAAATTTGAAGAAACATTTGTTTGTAGTAGTACAATTAAACATACATTTAGTTGGCTTAAGCAGAATAAAGGTGTAATAGTACATGGTTTATTAGGTTCTAATTTCTTTAATACATATAAATATATATTAGATTTTAATAAATTAGAATTTAAAAGATGATAATTAAGGGTTTAATAGTTCAAGTATATGATATAGAAATATTTCCTAACTGTTTTAGTTTAACTATTAAAAATACTGAAACAAAAGAATTCCAATTCTTTGAGTTATCTAATAGAAAGAATAATTTAGTTGATTTAGTACCTCTTTTTCTTGATAAAAGATATATATTTTGTGGATATAATAATATCCACTATGATAATCCAATAGTTAATTTTATAATTGAATATAAAGAAACATTAAAAAAGAGTACTAGGTTAGATATAGAATATAACTTATTTCAATTAAGTCAAACTATTATCAAAGGTGATTTAGAGAAATGGAAAAGATGGAAATATGCTAATAACTTTGAAACGTTAGATTTGCTTACAATGTTATTTTCACAGAAACTTAGAGTTGGTTTGAAAGAAATGCAAGTTACTATGAAATATTCTAATGTACAAGAATATGATGGTGATTTTGAGGCTCCTATACCAGAAGAGGATATTCCAAAGATGATACAATATAATATTAATGATGTTAATTCAACTGAGGAATTACTTTATAAATGTGAAAATGATATTAAATTGAGACTTAATATTGAGGAAGAATATGGAATTAAAGCTTTAAATAAAGATGGTGTTAATCTAGGTATGGAGATTCTTAAAACTAAATATCTAGAGAAAACACATAAAACTTGGAATGATATAAAAGATTTAAGAAGTCCTTGTGATAAGATAGCATTAAATGAAATTATTCTTCCTTTTATTAAGTTTGATAATCCTATACTAAAAGATTTACTTAATGAAATGAAACAACAAGTTGTTTCTCCTGATAGAAAAGGTTATAATAAACATTTTCTTATGGATAATCTTGAATATTCTGTTGGAGTAGGAGGTATTCATTCTGTTAATAAACCTAGTATATTTATTGCCAAAGAAGATGAAGTTATAAGTGATGTGGATGTTGCCTCATTGTATCCAAGTCTTATTATTGAATATGGCTTTTATCCTCCTCATCTTGGTAAAGAATTTCTTGAAGTATATAAAGGAATTAAAGATGAAAGAATTGAAGCTAAACATAATGGTAATAAGCTTAAGAACTTAACATTAAAGTTAAGTATTAATGGATTAAGTGGTAATCTTCAATCAGAGTTTTCTTGGTGTTATTCTCCTAAGACAGTAATGAGAATTAGAATTAATGGACAGCTTTTATTATTAATGTTAGCTGAAAAGTTAATATCAATAGGTTGCCAGATTATTCAAGCAAATACTGATGGTTTATTTGTTCTTAGAAAAAAGAAAGATGAACAGAAATTTAAGGATGTATGTAAATGGTGGGAAAATCTTACTAAACTAGAACTTGAAGAAGATAGATTTGAAAGATTTTATCAATTTGCTATTAATGATTATTTAGGTGTTATTGAAGGATATAAAGATAGTAAAAATCCTAAATTATTAAAGAAAAAAGGTTTATTTATTGATAGTGTAACTTTAGGTAAAGGTATGCAACCAATGATTATTCCTAAAGCAATTAATGCTAATTTAGCTGATAATATACCTGTAGAAGAAACTATTAGAAATTGTAAGGATATTAATGAATTTATTACATATCAAAAAGTAGATAAAAAGTTTGCTGTACAATATATGAATAAGTTTATTACTCATATTAATAGATATTATGTATCTACTAATGGTGGTTATCTTTATAAATGTGAAGTAGAAGGTAATAAAATAGTAAAGTTTGCTAATATGCTTACAGCATCTGGAGTTACATTATGTAATGATATTACAGCTATAAAAGAATTTCCTAAGAATATTAACTATAAATATTATATTAAAGAAGCAAATAAAATCTTAGCTAAATTGAAAATTCAAGAACAAGGATTATTTTGGTAATATTCTTCTCTCTTATAGGACCAAAGAATACTTTAACAATTAAATAAATAGTAATATGAAGCATATAAAAGAAAAATGGAAAGATATTATAGGTTATGAGGGTTACTATAAAGTTAGTAATTTAGGAAATATTTTATCTTTAAACTACAACAGAACAGGACATCCTCAACTACTTTCTTTAAGAATAGGGCATAAAAGAAATAATTATGTAGATGTCATGCTAACAAAGAATGGTAAGCAAAAAAGATATAAAATACACCGTTTAGTAGCAGAAGCTTTTATTCCTAATCCAAACAATTATCCACAAGTAAATCATAAAGATTGTAATCCTTTAAATAATAAAGTTGATAATCTAGAATGGTGTAATGCAAAATATAATATAAACTATAGTGATAGGGGTATAAAATTTGGAAAAACTGTAGGATGTAAAGTTATACAATACTCTTTAAAAGGAGAAGAAATAGAAAACTTTTATAGTATAGGAGAAGCTGCAAGAATTACAGGATTACATAAAACGAATATATATGATGCAGTTAGTGGAAAACAAAAAACATGTGGAGGATATATATGGAAAAAAGCAATATAGAAAAGAGTTTTGATATTGTTAAGAACCCAAAGCATTATAATGCAGGAACTTATCAATGTATAGATGTAATGCTTGATATATTTGGTAAAGATAAAACAGCAGCTTTCTGTGAGTTGAATGCTTTTAAATATCTATGGAGAGCCAATAATAAAGGTACTGATATTCAAGATAAGAAAAAAGCTGAATGGTATATTAATAAATATATTGAATTAAAAGAAAATAAGAATGATTAACTATTTAAATATTTATTTAGTAAAGAAGGAGAGTTCAAAAGACTCTCCTTTATTATTTATGTCTTTTAGTAGAAATCATCCTATTTATAGAGCAGTAGTAGAAGCTATTGCTCCTATATGGACAGGTTATGAAGATGGCTATACAGAATTGACTTATGATAATTTAACTGAATGTATTAATTCTTTAGATAAAGAAACTAATCATATTGTAAATAAAATAGTAGAATATGAGAAAGCTGTACTGAAGAATCCTAAAAGTGATATTATTGAACAGTTAATTGAATATAAGGAGATTTATAAAGAAATGGAAGAAAATAATCATAATCTTGCATTTATAAGATGGTTTACTAATGATATTATTAATGGATATTCAGATTTTAGTAAGGTATTATGTAATATAACTTAATATGACACAAAAAGATAAATTAAGAGAGTCTTTTTTAGCTTTAGTATCCATTAAAAGTACTGCTAATAATATTATAGATTATTGTAGTGAATATAGTAGTGAAGCTGCTAATTATGCTCAAGAAATTAAACATAAATGTGAAGAAGTTCTTAAATTATTAAAATAATGGGAAATAATAGGAAAAGACTTATTTATAATATGGCTAAGAAGATATGTGATGCTTATATGACATATACTTGTAGTTGTGCATTTGTTGAAAATAATTTAGTAGATAAAAAAGTATCTCAGAAGTTTAAAGAACTTAAAGATGCTATTGTAGAACAATCAAATAGTATAAAATGAAAAGAATAATTCTTACAAGAGGTATTCCTGCCAGTGGTAAGAGTACTTGGGCTAAACAAGAGGTTCTTAAAGACCCAGAACATTCTATTAGAATTAATAGAGATGATTTAAGAAATATGAGTGGTCAATACTGGGTTCCTGCAAGAGAAGATTATATTAAAGCTTGTAAAGGTACTATGTTGATAAATGCTATAAACTTTAAGTTTGATACTATCATTATAGATGAAATGAATCTTAATCCTAAAGAAACTGGATATTTAAAAGGAGTAGTTTCAATGATGAATGATACTTTCAAAGATAATAATGATAAGTATATAATTGAAATTAAAGATTTTACAAATATACCTTTAGATGTATGTCTTGAAAGAGATAGTAAAAGAGAAAATCCTATAGGAGAAAATGTAATTAGGGGTATTTTTAATAAATATAAAGAATTATATAATTTAAAAGAAACCAGTGATGAGTAATACACCAACATTAATGCAGAGTGAAGAAAGAAGTCTTAATGAATTAAACTCTGAACCAAAGAAAATTAAAGTAGATGTTACTGTAAGTATTACTATGAGTAAAACTACTACTATTGAAATTAGTGAAGGGGATGAAAATGATGATAATAAATTGCTCACAGCATTTGATTCTCAGAAGTATTCTCCTGAACAGATTAGAGCTATTCTTGAAGAATATAAACATAGAAAGAGTATTAATAATTTCCAAACTAAACTTAATGATTTAAGTGGTTGGGTAGTTGATGATAAATGTATTAATTTAGAATAATATGAGGTTAATTAATCAAAGTTATGAAATCTGTAATCAGACAGATTTTAGTATGTCTGGTATCTATAAACATATAGAGAAATGTACTAGAGTAGCTTATAAGAGTGAAGATAAAATTACAGAAGATAGTGCAGCATCTTTCATAGATAAGCTTCTTAAGATGAAGCATCTTGCTCCTATGGAATTTGGTACTATTCACTTTAAAATTCCTACTACTTTACTTAAGACATTTGCTGAAGATTTAATCTTTTGTAATTTATATAATGTAGAATGGATTAAATGTAAAACAGTAGATAATTATGCCTACTTTACTACTAATTATAGACATTGGCTAGAGTTAGAAAAGAAAGCATCATATATTAGAGAGTACTTTAATTCAGAAGATAATGAATATTATCCTAAAAGATATACAGTAAAACTTATTACTAATAGAGCTGTAAGTCATGAAGTAGTAAGACATAGAACAATGTCTTTTATTCAGGAATCTCAGCGTTTTTGTGCCTATAATAAAGATAAGTTTAATAATGAAGTTACATTTATTAAACCTTGTTGGTTAGCTATAAAAGAAGGTACTTATACTGAAAAGAATTATCATGATAATTTCTATACTAGTAAAAATGTTGAGTATGATTTTATGATACATCTTCTTACAGCAGAGGCTACCTATTTTAAGCTTCTTAAAGAAGGTTGGAAACCACAACAGGCTAGAGTAGTATTACCTAATAGTACTAAAACAGAATTATATATGTGTGGATTTAAAGAAGCTTGGGAACATTTCTTTGAACTTAGAGATAACAAGATAGTTGACCCACAGATGTATGATTTAGCACATCCAATGCATCAAGATTTTATTAATAATAAATATTTATAATTATGTTTGAAAAAGGAATTATGATTGAAAAAGAAATTAAAAAAGGTGATATTCTTAGTGAAAGTTCTCATTATAGAGTAAAGAATATTCTTGGTAGTAGTGTTATTCTTGAACACTTTGAAAGTAAAAATGAAGTAGCTATTGATAAGGATTATCTTCATAATTTCTGTAATACTGCTGATAGGTATACTACAGAAATAAAAGTTACTAAAGAAGACAAGAAAGATGGTACTCCTGGAATTAGAAGTATATGGGAGAATATTCATAGTAGTAAGGTATTTACTGTATGTTTTAAGAAGCAAGATAAAGCTAAAAGTGCTAAACAATTTAAAACAGAAGTAGATACTCTAGCTGAACAAATATGCCAAGAAATTGATAAGGTTAAAAATTCAAAGAAAGGTGTAGCAGATTGGGCTAAGAAAACTCTTTATACTCTTATGAATAATCCTATTCCTAAGATTGTTGAAGGAGAAGATAGAGTTCTTAGAGGATATAAAATTCAATTTGAATCTAGAGATGGTAAGTATCAGTGTATTGATATGGATATTGAGGATTCAGAAAATAATGTAAGATTAGTCAATATTAATACCATTAAATGGCTTATTATTGATAATACTAAATACATTGTTCAATAGTTTTAATTGTTAATAATGTTAAGAAGGTACTATAAGCGATTTGTTTATAGTACCTTTAATTTTTACTAAAAAGTTTTGCAACTAACTATAAAAGTTGTATCTTTGCAAACAAATAATTTAATTAAATATAAAGAATATGGCAATACATTGTATGTTACTCACTGGAGATAATATTAGAATAGTACAGAATTTCTTAAGTGAGTTTAAAGACAAGTATGATTGTATGCAGACTTTTGATATGGTAAGGTCTATGATTAGTGCTTGGCAAAGTGCTAATTTTAAAGATGGTGAAGAACCTACAATGCCTACAAAAGATGAGATAGAGAAATTTATACAATCACAATTAAGTAAAGATAAACAAAGTCCTGTGGCTCCTGTAAGGAGTACTAATATAGTAGATTATGTTAATACTGAAGGTAAAGATAAAGGTTTTCTTACTGAAAAAGGAGAAGAACTTTTAAGTACTACTTTTGATAAAAGTAAGTTTAATAAGGGGACTAATAAAGTAAGTATATATCCAGGAGTTAATGGTACAGAAATTAGAATAGACTGGACTAGTCCTAGAACTGGAAATTCTGCTTCTGTTATTTATTATGGGAGTTCTACAAGAAAAGTTTGGGACTTATTTAATTCTAAGGGAGGTAATGTTACTGACATTACTAGTGATATATATTGGGATGCTTTGAATAAGATTATTCCTAACTCTCTTAGGGAGTTAGTAGAATCTGGTAAATATAATGAATTAGATACTACTGCTATAGAGACTGATACTAAGACTCTTATAGTTAAAAAGACTGCTCTAGAAGATTATTTTGAAAAAGAATATAATGTATTTAAACAAGGTAGAAATTTAGATTATAATACTAAACAGATTAATAAAGCTTTATCTCCTGTACAGGATACTACAGAGAAACAAGATACTACTTCTATACAAGAAGAGGCTCCTATACAGGAAGATAATAAATCATATGCTGAGGATTTAGCTAGATGTGCTAGACAGATGTCTCCTATAGAAAGAAAACATAGAGTAGAAAGAATTACTAGAATGTTTTCATCTATAGTAAATAGTAAATTAAAGGATAAATTAGCTTCTTATAATGATAAAATCCAAGCAGAAACTAATCCTAAAGTAAAGAATGATTTATTATTTGGTAGAAAGAAAATTACTAGATTCAGTGTTATTAAGTCTGAAGGTGTACAGAGTATTATGATGGAAGTAAGAAAAGCTTTCCAAGTATATGCTGATGCTCCTTTAGAGGCAAAGATAGCTATAGAAAAGAAATCTATTAAAGATGCTTTAATTAATAGACAAAAAAAGAAGGGTTATTCTATTGATGAAGAAGCTATTGATAGAAAAGCTACTATTATGGCTAAAGCAGTTGTTGAAAGAAAAGATGCAGCTTTTAAGAATGTACTTAATAACTTTCAAGTATTAGCAGAAGAAGTATTAGGAAACTTAGCATTAACTGAGGGTATTTCTGTTAACTTAAATAGTAACTTTGTACTTAATACTCAAGAGAATAGTGATACTTTCAATGAGGATGGTAAACAAACTAATCAAGGAGATGTATTTGAGAAAGAAGAATCTTTGAAAGATGGATGGATGACTGATGTTAGACAGGTAGCTACTTTTGATAGTCTTACTGCTAGAGTTAGACAAGCCATAGGTAATATAGTAAGATATGATTCTACAGGCAATGTTGATAGAGATGATTTAGGAGATAATATCTATCTTAATGCAGGTTATGTACATTCAGAATTAATACAGGCTCTTAGAAATATGATTAGTGCTGAAGATATGATTCCTATGCTTGAACAACTTAGTAAAAAGAAGGTTTGGGTAAAGCAGATTATTAATGAATTAAATAATGATAATCAACTGTTTACTGAGTTTTATAGAGCATATAGAAAGGATTATGTCAATTACTTTATTCAGAAAGTAAGTACTAATAGTGATACCTCTACAAGTACTAAAGTAATGTCTATTAATGGTGCAGAAGGTACTTCACATTATTTTGATGAATGGAGAGATAACTATGAATATGGTAATGTTCTTACTACAGATAGTATATATGATAAGAATGGAGACATTCAATTAAAGAATGCTAAAGTAGGTCTTGATTTAGTTAATGAATTACTTGATATATTTGAAGACAGAGAAACTATTGCTGAAAATCTTACTGATGAAAATATAGCAAGAATTAAGAAAGCTATGAATATGTTAGGTGCTAGTGTAGATTCAGAAACACTTGAAAATGCATTAAAGTTTAACTTAGATAATAAAGCTTTCAAGCCAGCAGTTAATGTCTTATTAAGTAATTTAAGAACTATTTATTATGACTTAAATAAAGGTAATGAGAAAGTTAAAGATGGTGAATATATAGACTTACTTAATATTCATGGTACTGCCTTTAATAATATTGCAGAGGTAATCAATAAAGTAGATGAAGATACTATTGAATCTAGTGTAAGACAAGGTGATAAAACTATGTATGCTCATATTAATCCTTCTTATGTAACAACTCTTATTAAGAAGTTACAGAGAGAAGATACTTATAAACAGGTACTTGATGATTATAGAGTATGTAATTGGTTTAATAAGAATGGTAAATGGAGAAATAGTATATTAGAAGAAATTGAAAATAATGCAGAAGTAAGAAGTAATTTAAAGCATGTAGTACTCCTTCAATATAATAGAAAGGAATATAATGCTTGGACAGATTTAGATGCTACATTAGCCTTATATAATATGTATATGACTGGTGCAGCAGACAGAAGTGGAAGTGAAACTTATGGTTATTATCAAGTACCTATGTTATCTGATGCACAATCTGCTGAGTTTATTAAATTCAAGAGATATAAGAAGGGATATGAAGAGAAGTTACTTGATAAGTTTAAAGACTTAGTATATCAGGAGATTGATAGAATTAATCTTGTTAAAGAAAGAGCTACTACAGATAATCATATAGACCCTATTGCTAACTTTGATATGAATGGTAAAAAGATGGGAGGTGCAGAATTTAAGTTCTTCCCTGAATTAAATCAGAAAGGTCAAAGTGGCAAAACATTCCTTCAAGCTATAGATGAAGCTAAACAGATATCTATGGATGAAGTTGATAACTTAATTAAAAATACTATTAAGTCTATAATGGATAGTAGATTTAAAGAGGCTATTCAACACTATAAGGATATTGGTCTTTATGATAGAATTGGTACAGAGAAGAATGCTAGATTTAAGCATGTAAATGTTTATTCTGAGGAAGGAATGAATGATAGAATGAGAGAATGGTTCTGGAATAGTACTTATTTTACTTCTCAATTTATTGAACTTACAACTACTGATTTAGCTTATTATAAAAATCTTGAGGACTTCCAAAAGAGAAATAAGCAAGACCATGCACCAGCAGAAAGACTTAATACTCTTGCTACTTGGAATGGTAAATCAGTATTAGTAAACAATGATGGAAGTAGAAGAACTACTAGAAGAGTTATTTATCTTAAAGATAATATTCTTCCTGCTAATAGTATGGATAGTATTAATGAGATACTTGAAGCCAGAGTTAAAGATAAGAATGATGCCTTTACTGCTTATGATAAAGCTGCTATTATGTCTATATTTAATAAAGTCAATGTAGCAGATGCACAAGCTTATAATACATTACCATCATTTAGGTCTACTCAAATTATGGCAGGTATGTGGTCTGATGCAGAAGAAACAGCCTACAATAATATTATGAATAATAAGTGGACTGCAAGTGATTTCTTAGTACTTTGGAATACAAGAAAACCATATCTTTATACTCAGAAGAATCAACCTGATGGTATGGGTGGAATTATGAAGGTTCCTACTCAACATAAGAATTCTGAGTTCCTTCTCCTTACAGGAGCAATGTTTGGTCAAATACTTCATTCAAGTAAATTGCAAGCTCTTAATGACTTTATGGTAAAGAATAATATAGATTCTGCTATGTTTGAAAGTGCTGTAAAGGATGGCTTACAAGGTACTATTAATCTTAATGATGCTACAAATTATGCTTCTACTATGACTGTCCTGGAAAATGTAACCAGGCTTAATGGTAAAGAAAATTCAAATGTAGTACATGAATTTGATTATAATGATTATGGTATTCAGACATCTACTCCTGAACATGGTATTGATAAAGTACAACTTGTAGGTACTCAGATTAGAAGATTAATTAGTTCTGATATGAATCCTAATAGAGACCCTAACTTTAAATTAAAATATAAAGATAGGGAATTTACACAAGAAGAATGGATAAATTATTTTAATGCTATCAATACTGCTAATATTCAAGAAGCTTTTAAGGAAGTATCTGATAAGTTTAATGATATTCATGAAGTTGAGAAAGAACTTATAAGAGAAGTAAGAAGTAATCCTAGATATGGAACAGACTTAATTAGAGCATTAACTCTTGATGAGAATGGTAACTTTAATATTCCTCTTATAGACCCTTCACAGACTTTAAGGATACAAGCATTACTTAACAGTATATTAAAGAATAGGGTTACTAAGCAGAAGATTAATGGTGGAGCATTAATTCAAGCTTCTCCTTTTGGTCTTGATGAAAGTAAACAACCTCAAATTGTTTATAATGAAGATGGCTCTATTAAATATTTTGAAGCTTATCTTCCTTGTCCAACAGAAGAATTATATAATGCTTTATTAGACCCTAATACTCATGAACTTGATATTAATAAAAAGGATAGTAAAGGTAATTATATAGTACCAGAAAAGTATAGAGAAGTAATAGGTTATAGAGTTTGACTAAAAGTTGAGACTCGCTTTAGTAGAAATACTAATGAATAATAAATTGGGTGAATTGCTGGAAAATCCAAGTAATTAATTAAATAATATTAAAATATTTTGTTATTATAGTGTTTTATAGTACCTTTGTATAGTAATTTAAAACAATATAATATGATAGAATTTTATAAGATTAAATCTAGATTTGGAGAATTTTCTAACTATAAAATAAATAGAAAAGGTGAAATTTTATGTTGGAATTATAGACGCTCTGATATTACAGGTATTATTAAACCTTATATGCATACAGATAGTTATTTACAAGTAAAACTTGTAGATGATAATGGAACTAGTCATAGTATAAAAGTACATACATTAGTAGCTGATACTTTTATTCCTAATCCTAATGATTACACAGATATTAATCATAAAGATGAAGATAAAACAAATAATTCAGTAGAAAATTTGGAATGGTGTACAAGAGGTTATAATAATACATATAATAATAAAGCAATAAAGATAGGTTTAAAATTAAGAAATAATGAAAGAAGTAGAGCTTTAATAGCTTTAGATGAAAATAATAATATTATTTACGAATTTCCATCTGTTAGAGAAGCTGCAAGGTTTTTAAATAAACCTAAAGCAGATTCTAATATACATAGTGGTATTAGAAAAAATCAGAAACGCTATGGTTATTATTGGAAATTTAAAGATTAATTATGGACAATCAGCAGCCAAGCTAAACTTAGGTTAAAAGAGTTTAGAAGGTTCAGAGACTAGAAAGGTGAGCCTAACAATAATCCTTTCCACGAGTGCCCAACATCCTATATGGATGAAGATATAGTCCGTGCTTCATAGTAATATGAAGAATTACAGTATAAACAACTGTAAGATAACAAAACAACCAACTGAGGATAAATATTCTATGCAACATATTAGAATAAAGGGATTCTTACCTAGACAAGTAGGTAGTGTAATTATATTACCTAAAGAGATTACTTCTTTAGCAGGAAGTGACTATGATGTTGATAAGGTTTATATAATGTTTCATAGTTTATTTACTAAGAATAACTATAACATTAAGAAAGCTTGGGATGATTTTTATCAATTAGAATCAAGTAAAGATATTCTTGAAGAAATTGATAAGAATTATGGTGAGGCTTTACAGCAATATATTGCTGAACAAACTGAAGGAGAACCTTTAGATTCTGAGGATTTAAATGATTTAGCAGAAGAATTTAAAGGCTGGTTAAAAGATAATAATGTCAAGAGATATAATTTATCTGAAACTGCTCAAACAAGATTCTCTGAATGGTTTAATAAGAACAAATCCAAGTACTTAATAAATAGTTCTTTTAGTACATATAATTATGACTTTGATAAAATAAAAGGAAATGACAAGTTAAGTATTTATAATAATGCAAAGGCTAATAGTAAGAAACAAAGAGATTCTTTGATGATTGACCTTATGTGGAGTGTATTATCACATAAAGATACTGCTAAGAGTATTCTAGAACCTGGTGGTTTTGATAAACCAAAAAAGGCTGCTAGAATTAATACTATCTTATATAATGTTGATAAAGAAACTCTTACTAAATTAGGAGGTTTAAAAGGACTTGAGAAACTTAGTCTTGATGAACTTGATAATTTAGCAAATAAATATAAGGAAAAACTTAATCCATTAGTACCTACTACTTGGGTTACTCTTCATCAAAGAAATATGTCTGGTGCATCACTTATCCCTATGGCTGCTACTAATAATGCTTCTCATGCATTAATGCAGCAGACTAAACTTGGTATTAAAGGTGAATATCAGTTGACATTTAATGGTCATAAATATAACTCTTTACATGATATTAAGAATGCAGATAATGAGTTTATTACCAGAAATATTGCTAGTTTCTTGGCAGCCTTTGTAGATAATGCAAAAGACCCTATTGCAGGTGATATGAACTTCAATGAAATTACTGCTTCTAGTGCATTTGCATTATTAAGAATGGGTGTAGGAATTAATACTATGTCACTTATAATTAATCAACCTATTGTAAGAGATATAGTAAAAGAAGTACAGAATAATAGAGTATCATTAGCAGAAGCTATTATTAATACTATTAATAAATATAAGAACTATAATAATGGTACTAATGTTAATAGTTACTATACTAAAATAGAAGATTATAATTTTAAAGATGAAGACTTAGCAAGTAATATTATAGCAAGAAAAGATGCAGATACAGCTAATACTAGTGAAGGTCATGAATTCTATGCTAATCAATTAAAAGTAGGCTTTATGTTTGCAAGACTTAATAAATTAGCAGGTGATTTGAATGAATTTACTAATGCTACTAGAGCTGATACTCAAAATGGTGGAGCAGGACCTTATATCTCTTCAGATATAATTAATATTGAGAAAGTTGAAAAATTATTGATGGCTCCTATAAAAGATGCTAATTACTCTCTTACAGGAACATTAGGATTACTTTCATTTAATTTAAATGAAGAAGGTATTATTAATAGTCCATTACCTATATTACAGGCATTCTTTACCTATGGTGTAGAATCTACTGAGAAGTTATTCAATAAGTATTTTCCATACTATAATAATACTTATACTAGTATTATAAGTACTATAAAAGATATGACTAGATATGGTAATTTAAATGAAAAGCAGAGAAATAGTATATATAATGATTTTATCAGTTATATGCTAGCAGAAACTAGTGAATATAATTATAAAGATGAGGAAGGTAATCCTATATCTGAAAGAAAATATTATATCACTAAATTCCCTGCTGAGTTTGATGCTTTCAAAAAAGCTCATCCAGAGTTATCTCAGTTACCTATTATAAACAGAGTAAAATATAATAAGTTTACTAAATATAATCCAGCACCATCTCTTACCTTTAGTAATGTAGGTAGAATTACTGATATACAGAAGCAAGACTATATTAGAAGTTGGGAAACACTTATGAATATTAATGATGAATGTAGGGATATGGCTATTAAGTTATTTCTTTACTGCAATTATAAAGGTTTAGGTTTTAGTCCTAATGGATTTAGTCATTTAGCTCCTGTAGCAGTAAAAGAGAATACTGGTAATTATATAGAAACTCTTGAAGATATGTACTTTGAGAAAGCTGATGTAACTACTTTTATAGGTCAATATTTTAGAAATCATTTAGATGATAGAACATTAGTACCAGATATTACTGGGGCATCTTATGTAAGTGAAGTTAATCTTGAAACAGAAAATTTTGATGTTAAAGTTGATTTCAATTCATCTATGGATGATAAAAAAATTGCTAAACCATTTGATGATAAAAGTGCTCCTGAATATTTACCTTATGTTCATATTAATTATAAGGGGGCTGATTTATACTTTGAAAGAGTAAATGAAGCTAAAGATTTAATAGCTTCTTATCAAAGAATACAACCTTTAGGAGTAAAGAATCAATATGTAGAGTATGATAGTAATGCTAGTGAAGATATGGAATCAGTAGTACCTAAACCACAAGCATATAAAGCTAATCTTAATGATTATGTTGATAATACAGATATTACAGATAATCAAGATATGGCTAATTTTGTTATGGAACAACAGCAATCTGCACAAGCAAGTTTACTTGCTGTAATTAAACAGAAAGCTGCTGAAAATGGTTATACTGAATCACAACCTATTGATAAACTAGAGCAACTTCCTCCTATAACAGAGGATGAACAAGGAAATAAATTCTGTGATAATGTAATAGCAAGATTATAATATGAGTAAATGTACATTTATACCAACAAATAAAGAGGGGAATATCCCCTCTTTATTTACACAATTAAAAAGTTATTTTGGAAATACTAAACAAGCATTATATTACTGGCAGAGAGTTAAATCTCCAGAGTTTAATAAAACATTTCCAAATGTTAGATATGATAATGAAGGTAATCCATTAATGGAAGACCTAATGTATAAAGTTGGCTTGGATGGTCTTAAAGATGAGCTTAGCCAGCTAAAAAATTTAAATCAGCATAATAGTCCTGTAGCTAGAAATTATACTAATGTAATGAATCTAGAGGAACAAGCTGTGTCATTTAATAGAAATAGTCCTTATAGAAGTAAGTTCTTTGCAACAGTAACTAATGTAGAGGATAAAGTAAAGTTATCTATAAGACCTATAAGAGAAAATAAAGAAGATATAGCTCATAAGATTGAATTCAATAGTAAGTTAAATAGGAGATTAGAAGGACTATTATCTGACTGGGGTATAGGAGTCGGTGCATTAAGTGAACTTGAAGAAAAACAAGGAATTAATGGTATAACAGATTTTGATTGTGCAATAACTACTGCTAATGGTTTAAAAACTTTAATTAGAGTAGCTAAAGGTCAAAGAGGTCAAGATGTATTACCAGAAGAGTTTGCACACTTTGCAATAGAAGCAGTAGACACTCCATTAAAAGCTAGAATGACTAATGTACTTAGTGATGAGAATATACTTGAGAGAATCTTTGGTGATACATATCAAGATTATATGAATAAGTACAATAATAATCTTGACTTAATGGCTGTAGAAGCATTAGGTAAGATTATGGCTGATGTACTTAATGATAAGGAAGTATTTAATCCTAATAAAAGATTATTTGATAGGTATCTTAATCAAGTAAAAGATAAATTCAAAGATAAGAATACTGATGATATTGATAAAATAATTAATGAAGTTAAAGTTCAAGTATATGATTTAGCTAATGATATAGTAAATAACAGATATACTATGAATATTAGTACTAAAGAACATAATACTAAGTTATATAATCTTACAAGTAATGTTAATAAATCAGCTAAGATACTTGAAAGAATTCTTGAACAAGAGCTAAAGAGATTGAAAGTATATGGTGATAAGAAAGATTTTGGTGCTGCTCAACAAGTATTTATAAATAAATTACAAGCAGATTTACAGAATCATCAAGAGATACAAGGTATTCTTGAATATATGGATAATAGTCTTAGTGTTCTTGGTAATCTTGAAAAGAGAATGGCTAAAATTGGTAGTGGTGAATTATCAAAAGAAGAAGAATTTAAAGCTCTTAGAAATGTAAGAAACTATCTTAATTCATATGGTGTCATTATGAATGACATTAGAAAACAGATGAATGAAGCTTCTAGAGAAGGAGATGATAGCATTAAAGAAAATATTAAGGATATTCTTAATCAGAATGATATTATAATAAAAGACTTATCATCAGATTTCTATGAGATAGCTAAAGATAAGTTTACTGAATTTATAAGACCATTTGTTGGTGATGGTTTAGCTATAACTATTGGTAGAGATAGATATAAGAAAACTTATACAGCAGAAGAATTAGTAACTTCTATGGATAGAGATATTACCTTAGCTGATAGATGGTTAGATTCAATGGCAGATTCTTCTGACCCTATGTTACAGATTTATGACCAAGTTGTAAAGAAGCAAAAAGGGGAAGCTAGACTTGATACTATTGAAATGGCTAAAGAAATTCAAGCTAAAGCCAAAGAACTTGAAGATAGAGGAGTAACTAATACTTCCTTTATGTATGAAAGAGATGAAGATGGTAATCTTACAGGTTATTTTGTACAAAAGATTTGGTGGAGTAAATATAAGAATACTAAGAATACATTCTTTAAAAAGTTAAAAGAGAAATATGGAGATAATCCTGAAGGCTTTGAAAAGATTGCAAGAGATAATGAAATAAATGAATGGTATAAGGAAAATACTTATAAAGATAAATTTGGTAATAGAAGACCTCTTATAGAAAAGTATGCTAATCCTACTTGGAATAAACTTACAGAAGCACAGAAAGAATATCATAGTTATATGATGGAATTAAAGTCTAAACTTGATGGTGTATTACCTAATTCTTCTAGTGTATCTGTAGGTAAAGCTCCCCAGATAAGAAGAGATTTCTTACAGAGATTTACTGGTTCTTCATTATCTAGTCAAGGTAAATACTTCTGGGAGAATATGAAAGATTCTCTTGTAAGAAGAGAAGATGATGTTGAGTATCTTGATAAATCTGTAGTAATGGATTTTGAAGGTAATCAGGTAATGAGGTTACCAGTATATTATACTAAGGATTTGCAGGATATGAATGACTTATCTCTTGATACTACATCATCTATGATAGCTTATATGGCTATGGTAAATGACTTTAATAGAATGAATGAAGTTATTGATACTCTTGAAGTAGGAAGACTTGTATTAGCAGAAAGAAGAGTTAATCAGACAGAAGGTAATAAGACTAAGACTGAACATTTTAATGTATTAGGAAGACAGATACATAATGTACTTACTAAGAAAGGAGATTCTACATACTTTATGCAGAAATTAAATACATTTATGGAAATGCAAGTCTATGGTATTACTCATAAAGATGAAGGTTCTTTAGGTAAAGTAGATGTAGCTAAAGGTGCAGATTTCTTGAATAGAATGACATCATTAGGTACTACAGCTTTAAGTGTTCTTACTGGTACTGCTAACTTATTACAGAACTTAACTATTGATAGAATTGAAGCTACTAGTGGTAAATTCTTTAATCATTCAGAGTTAATTAAAGCAGAAGCTATATATGCTAAGGAATTACCTGCATTCTTAGGAGAATTTGGTAATAGAATAAAGACTAATAAACTAGCTTTATTCAGTGAATTATTTAATGTTCCTCAGAATTATAAGTCAAGTGTAAGAGAAGTACAATGGAATAGAAAGACTTGGGCTTCAAGATTATTTAATAGTAATGCTCTTTGGTTTACTACCAGTGCAGGAGACCATTTTGTACGACATAGAGCTGCTATTGCTTTAGCATTAAGATATAAATTAAAGGATAAAAATGGTAATTCTATTGATTTATGGGATGCTTTAGAAGTAGTTCCTATTAATAAAGATAAATCTAAATTAGGTGCTAAGTTACAGATAAAACCAGGTATTACCAAGATGGATGGTAGTGCTTTTACTAGAGCCGATATTATTAAATTCAGTAATCAAAATAGAGCAGTTCAGAATATGAATTATGGTATCTACAATGATGAAGATAAAAATGCTTTACAACAAAGAGCAGCAGGAAGACTTATAATGTTCTATAGAAACTGGATGAGACCTTTATATCTTAATAGATTTGGTAGAGGTAAATATAATTATGATTTACAGGACTATACTGAAGGTTATTATATGACTATGGGTAGATTTATATATCAATCTATGAAAGACCTTAAACAATCAGAGTTTGATATTATCAGACAATGGAAACATTTATCTGATATTGAGAAGGGTAATATAAAGAAAGGTCTTACTGAATTAGGTTTCTATTGGTCATTATATGCTATTATTGCTGCATTAGGTGTAGCAGGAGGCGATGATGATAAACATAAACCTTGGTTTGCAAGAATGTCAAGTTATGCTTTACTTAGATTAAGAACTGATATGGGAGTATTATTATCTAGTCCTTCAATGATTGATGAGGGATTGAAGTTCTTTAAATCTCCATTTGCATCAATATCTTATATAACTAAATTAAGAAAGATATTAAATTTAGTTGACCCATCTGTATATACAACTACTGTTAATAGTGGTATATATAAAGGATATACAGAAGCAGAAAAGATTGGTTTAGATTTATTACCATTCAGAAAACAGATTGTTAATTCATTAAATCCAGATGAACCAGCAAGATGGTATAAATAAAAAAATAAGGGAGGAGGTTTACACCTTCTCCCTTTTTTATTTTAGCTTAAACAATTAAGTTCTGATTCTCTTTGCTTTGGTAACATATTATTCCAATTTGTTTCATTCATATTCATAAGTTTAAGTAAGTCTCTAGTATCATTACTTAATTCATTCCACTTCTTTAATGCTTCAGGATTATCTACTACAATATTACCATCTGCATTTCTACCAGTTTGTTCTTCTACATCTGTTCTAGGCTTTATTTCTTCTTTACCCAATGTACCATCAGGAGCTTCCTTATTATAAGTATTGAGTAAACTCATTGCTTTTAATAAATCTTCCTCAGCACTCTGTGGTCCTGTAGAAGTAGCATTAGACTTGGTATCATCTACAATATTAATAGGAGTAGAAACTGGAGTTGAAGTTTTTTCTGGTTTAGTTTCTTCTTGAGGTTTAGCATTAACTAAATCTGCTTGAATAAATACAGCTTTATTAGCCTGTATAGTACTAGCCCAAGTTTTCTTATTCTCTTCTAATTCTTCACTAGTAAGAAGCTCTCTTCTACCATTCATATAAGTAACTTCACCATTAGGAAATACCATATAAGGAGAATAGAAAGTAGTAATTTTCTTGGTAGAATTATTAGTAGATTTAACTTCTTCTATATAAGCTTTAATTTCACTACCATTAATAGTAGTTACTACAGGTAAAGTACTTATATCTACTTTAACTTTCTTAGTAGGACTTAATTCTAATGTTTTAACATTACTTACAGGAATAGTATTGTTATCTACTTTAGGAGTACTTACAGTAGTACCTTGCATAAATTCACTAGGTTGATAAGTAATATTGACTGTTGGTTCTGCATTAAATGCAGTAATACCTTTATCATTATAATTGATAATTAAAGGTATTAAAGCCATATTAACTACAGGTGTACCATATCTACTAGTAAATAAGTCATTATAAGCACTTAATTGTCTAGTATATTGCTCTTGAGTACTTCTTATTTGTCTATTATGCCATACAGTAGTATAATGAGTATCAAGCTTACCTTCATCAGTATAGAATCTATACTTAGATGTCTTGAAATCATAGAATCTAAATTCTCCTGTATATTTATTATAAGTCAACAAGTCTAACTCTCCAGCAATTCTCTTATCACCAATCTTATTAAATACAACTATACCATTAGCAATAGGAATTTCACCATTATTATCAAAGTATTCCTTCAATGATTTAGCTCTTGATTTAAATCTTTCAAATACTTCATTAGACATATTATCTGGCTTCTGTATAGCATCAATTTCTCCTTCAAAAGATTGTCTCATTAAATCATCAAATTCCTGACCATATTGTAAAGCTAAAGTATTAGGAGTTTGATTCTCATCTCTCTTCCAAGATTCACCTATTACATTATGTACACCTTCATACTCATGATATTGACCATCATCTTCAAGTATTTGATATATATGTCCTTCTCTACCTTCAATAGTATTATCAGGTCTTCCATTATCTAATCTCTTAACTTTAGCTTGGTCTTCCTTTAATCTATTTAAAGTATGATTCATTTTATCTATAACAGTAGGTCTATTATTCATATTATCCTCATACATCTGCTTCTGCTTTTCATTAGCATAAGATTTATGAGTTACATCTATATAATGACCATTAACTTTAGTAATACCATTATAGATATAAGGACCATTTACTGCATTACCATTAAGCTCATAAGCAGCAGCTAAATCAAATATTAAATTAGCTCTTTTAGGTACTACAACACTTTCACTACTATCATAGATTTTACCATCTCTTACAAAGTAAGTATTATTACCTAATGTTACTTTAGTACCTTCCTTATTTCCTGTAGGAGAGAATGTACCTTTAGGATTAATAGCATCTTTCTGATTACCTTCTTCATCATAATAATTGGTAGTAAACCAACTATTAGTCATTTGAGTATCTACTAAGTGAGTATAAAGTATATCATCATTAACTAATTTTTCATTGTAATCTCCCTTATTAATCTCATTCTTATCAATATTAAAAGGAGTATTTAATGAATATAAATATTTAAGTATTTCATTATAAACATGAGTAGGGTCTGTCTGAGTAGCAGCACTACCTCCAATAGAACCATCTACATTTAATGTAAAGCTACCAGTATTATTCTCTAAGTTAATATTCTTTGTACCTTGAGGACCACCTTTAAGAGATAGGAATATAGTACCTTTATAGCTGAATATATTCATATGAAAGCTATTAGGTAAATATAATTGCTGACATAAATCTATGAATAATTCAGTACACTTATCAGGATTAGTAGTTTTACTTAATTCATCAATAATTCTATGTATTTCTCTTGCTCTAGAATTATTAGTATCCTTTAATTTATTTAAATCAAATTCTTCTTCATTGAAATGTTTTACTCTAATAGGTTTAGGAGAATAAGTACCTCTACTATTCTTTAATAATAAATATACCTTACCATCAGCTTGACTTCTATTATAAGGTTTCTCAGTAGTCAAATCCTTATTGGTTATTAACTCTCTGTTACTAACTATACCTAACTGTATAGGAGTACCATTCATAAGGTCTTTAATAGGTCTTGTCTGGTCTTCAGTATATTTAAACTGACCTAACATAATCTTAGAAACATTAAGTTTTATTTCTTCTCCTTTTATTACTCTTTCTCTAACATTTTTAAGACCTACATAATTACCTTTTATAGCTGTAGCTGTAGATGGTAGTATACCTACCACTTGGTCATTATGATACATTACTACTTCATCATAATTACCTATCTTCTCATGCTTTAAAGTGAGTTCATCACCTACTTTTAAGTTACCCTTATTAACATAATCAAATGCACCTTTACTAACTAAATACTGATAAATATCCTTATAATTAGGATTAGCTATATCAAAATTAGTAAATGTATTAGCTGCATATTCAGAAATAGCAGGTTTATAATAATACTTTTCTGCTGACTTTTCTACATTTTCTACATCAGTTTTTAACTCAGTCAAGTTATTAGTATTCTCTTGTCTTTCAGTTAATACTGGTCTATCAGGTTGAATACTATTAAGCACTTTATTTACTTCTTCATAAAGAGTATCTCTAGTCTTAGCATCTACTTCTTTAGCATATAAGTTATATAAATCTTCAATAGCTTTTCTAACTTCTTCATATGTAGCTTTATTACTATTATAATTATCTATAATCTTATTAGCTTTATCCCAGAAATTCTTTGCATTAGGTCTATTAATATTTTCTGTTGCAGTTCTTAATGGTGATAATATATCCTGTTTCTCCTGTACAGGAGCAGTAGAATTATCATCAGCTCCAGTCTTTTCACCATTAGTATCAATAGTAAACTTTGAATGCTCTACATTCTTATCATCTGGAATAGACTGTTTATCAGACATATCTTTAATAGCAGCAACCATAGCATTATTCAACTGCTGAGTATAATAATCATTGGTCAATAAATCTTCATTATCTGTTATCTGATAATCAGGATTAGTTAACTCTTCATAAGAAGTACTATTATTATATTTCTCTTGTGCATAAGTCCTTAATTGTGCTTTATCTTCATCATCAATATCAAGTTTATCAATAGCATTATTAACACTATTCATAAAGCTTTTAGACTTAGCATAAGTACTACCTAATTCAGTATTATTATTAGTTAATATACTTGCATCTTCAATATTCTCTTCTTTAAATATATCATCAATATCTTTATAAGTAGTAGCATTGCTAACCTTATCAAGTATTCTTCTTACATCTAAGTCTTTCTGTTTTCTTTGATTCTGATTATCTATATTAGCATGAGCTTCATCTATTTTACCAGGATTAAGCATATATTCAATAAGCTTTTCCTTATATGATTTTCTAGCTTTACCTATCTTAATTAAATCATTTAAATCTTTACTAAATCTATTATATTCATCAGCATCAATACCTAAAGAATTCTTTGCTATATCTTTAAGGGATTTTACATTAAGACTCTTATCTGATATAAGTAAATCTGGATTTTCACTATTATTGAATAACTCTAATACTTTTATAGTATTTTCTATATCATTAAGCTTTCTCTTATTACTATTATATTCCTTAGCATCTTTCTCAGATGTAAGTTTAGTATTATTATCATTAAGTACAGTTCTTACATCAGTAAGCTGCTTAATAATCTTTGATATAGTACTCTTATTGTTATCTCTGATAGAAGAACCTCTTTCTTTCCAGTCATTAAGACTACTTTTTAAATAGATAAGCTCATTTAACTGTTCATCACTTAATGTATTATTTGAAGCTTCAATTAAATCATTCTTAGTCTGTTTATATTCATTAATCTTATCTAAGAATTCAGTCTTAGCTTTATTCATCTGATTAGTTATTTCTTCATCAGACAACTTATTACCATTCTCATCAGTATAAGGACTTATATAATAATCTTTTGCAGTATTTATTTTATGCTGAATATCTACTTCTTCCTGCTTTAATCTAACAAGTTCACTAGCATCATTAGTATTTGCTTGTGCCTGTTGATTAGCATTTAACTGTTCTGTAAGTTGATTTACCTGTTCATCCTTAGATACTTGTCTACCTGTATTTTTAATAATAGATTCTATGTTTTCATTGGAAGTATCACCTAGACCTTGATTAATCATTTCAACTAAATCATCAAGTTTACCTACACTATCAAACATAGTTATATCTGATATTAATTGTGAATTCTCTGCATTCTTAAATTCAAATTCATCATTATTTTGTGTAGCATTATTCATTGCTTTCTGGAAACCTTGATGTCTTACATAACCATCATAATAAGCTTTAAATTCAGGTGAATTTACTCTTTCATTAAGTTTATCTGCTATAGCTTGTTCTCTAGCAATTCTTTGAGTAACATCTCTATATTTTCCTAAAATACCACCTTCAATAGTAATAGGACTTTGGAATTTACCTTCTTTAGTAAATGACCTAAATCTAGGCATACCCATAGCACCCGTCATAGCACCTACTAAGAATTGTTCCCAAGTAGATTGGTCTCCCATAGTTTCAGTAAAAGCTTGCATAGAAGCCTTTAACCAAGAATTAGCCTCCTGTCTATTATTAGGGTCAGTAAGTGCTTTATAATAATTATCTACATCAGTCTTATAATAATCAGCAGATATATTACTTGCTAACTGCTGATTAACTTCTTCCATACCTTCTGATATAGGATTTTTTAATGCAGCAGTATATATTTCACTCTTAGTAGTTTTAGGTGCATATTTACCTAAAGTACCTGTTATTCCTCTACCACCAATATTCTCTTCTATCTGTTGTGCTCTTCTTGCAGTTTTAAATCCTCTACCATACATATTACCAAACTGTATTAAGTTTGATATAGTAATTATAGGAATATTCAAAGCTAAATCTACATTACCCATATGAACTCTATCCTCAGATAATTTAGTCATAGCTTTATTATAATTATCATTTTCCTGTGCTACAAGATTATTATACATTTCAGTACCATAATAATTATCTTGTATTGACTTTAATCTTTTATTATGTTGATTAAGTAAATCAGATGATACTGCTTTATAATATTCTCTACTATTATTTAATGCTTCTATTCTACCTTCATTAACAGCACTGGTAAAGGAACCTAAAATTGAAGCAGTAGCCTGTGAAGTCTGAGCAATATTCTTTATAGTACTTATAGTAGCACCTAAATTCTTTGCTCCAGTCATAGCTAATCTACCTAAACCTCTTATAGCTCCTGCTTCTAAACTAGCACTATAGAATGTACCTACAGTAAATCCTAAGTTCTTAATAAAACTATTACCCCAAAAGTTAGCTGTAAATAATTTATCCCATATACTAGCATCTTGCTCCTGTGAAGTATAATAGTTAGGTAATTCTCTTTCAGACCAATCATTTATAGATTGCATAGCTTTTGAGAAATCATTATCCCATAATTTACTTACATCTCCATCTCCTATAGCTTTAGCACCACCATATAATAAACCCATAGTACCATCAAGAAAAGTAGTACCTGTGAGTACTGCACCTTTAGCAATACCAGCACCTAATTGAGAATACCAAGGTTGATTTTCTGCTCTTACATCTGCTGCATCTTGAAATTGCTCAGGGGAATAAACATCCTCATCGAACATTGATTCCCCTAATTTAGTATTAGTATTATAAAGAGGAGACTGCACTACATGAGGTGTAGCCTCTTCTAGATTCATCATATGTCTTAAAGGTCTCTTTATATCTAATTCCTGTAAATATTGAGCTACTTCAGGGTCATATCCACTTTGAATAGCATTATTCTGTTGCTGTAATTGTTTCCAATTCTGCAATCCACTCTTTCTTATATCTACTGGTTTCTGTTTCTTTATTTGTACCATAATTATATAAATTTATTCATATGCCTGTGCAGCAAAATCCTGTGTTGATGTATTATTTAATACCCCTAATTGAGATTGGAATAAGTAAGCTTGTTGTATAGCATTATTATAAGCTTGTCTTAATTGAGCTTTTTGTACATCAGTTAAAGGTTTACCATTTAACTTACCACCCTGAAGTGTTTTGCTTATATTCATTGCATCTTCAGCTCTCTTATCAATATTCTTTTCAACATTAGGATTAATTCCTATAGGCATTACAAATCTTATTACTTTTCCATCTTTATTCTTTGCTATATAAGTTCTTCCTTGTGCTCCAAATCTAGCATTGGTAACTGTCCATTTATTATCTTCATTTAAGAAATCTGCTAAATCAATATCTTTATCTTTCTTCCAAGTACCTGATTTTTTATCAAACTTAGCAGCATAAATTCTATCTCTACCAATATTAGCAGCAGCTATCTGATTTTTATAAGCTGTTTGTTGTGTAGGACTTAAAGCATAATCATATTCCATAAATTGTTTAGCATCACCTCTAACACCAGTATTTATGTATTTATTCCATAAGTTACCTACATTTCCAGGTTGCCAGTTATGTCCTTTACCTAAGTATTTCTGTGCTCCTAATGAATTTAATAATTCTGAGAATTCACTATTGAGATTGTTATAGTAGTACCCTTCTTTATCCTTCTGTATAGATACTACAGTAGGCTTACCACTTATATTGTCTCTTATTGTAAATTGCCCATAACCATATTTACCTTTACCTTCATGCTGATATCTTGCTAAATCAATAGCTTTTATTCTAGTTTTACTTTCATAGACTTCTCTACCTTTCTGGCTTAAATAAGTTCTACCATTCTTAGTATAGAAATATTGCTTATATTTCTCTTTCATTTTATCAGCTTCATTCTGCTCTTCAGGAGTATAAATAGGTACTTCATTTATAGCAGATAATTGATTTTGCTGTTGTTGAGCTTGTGCTAAAGCTAATTGTTGCTGCAATTTATAATTCTCTCTAGCTTCAAAGTTCTCCATAGCTTGAACAGTATCTTGACCTATAGCAGACCACATACCTTGTTTAATAAAGTTAGCTGCTTGTCTTCTTTGATTTTCATTAGCCCAGTTACCTATTTGACTAGAATCATAAACCTGTTGATAAATAGCATCTAATACTTTATTAGTAGCAGTAGTTTCTCCATTAAGATACTTTTGTATATCATTTCTAGTTAAACCATGTTTCTGTATAAATGTATTAGTATAACTATCAATAGGTTCTCCCTTACCATAGCTACTTAAAGTTTTAGCTAAATTCTGTGTAGCTTGTGCTGATTGTGCAGTTAATAATTTACCACTATAACTCTGTGGTGTATAACTAGGATTCTTCATATAATAACTAAGACCTAATTCACTAGGGTCTTGAGCAATTAATGTAGGGTCTTGTAATCTAGCTTGCCATAATACTTGAGCTTGTTGTTGTCTCTTATTATAAGCCTCTTCAATAGGTATTATGTTACTAGCATATTGTGCTCTCATATTCATTAAGTTTCTTCTACTAGCAGCATTAATACCATTATTAAGTACATCATTAGCAGCTTCCTTTAATTGATTTGAATATGATTTATACTTACTATAAACATCAGCATCTTGTGCATTATTAGCTAACTTTTCCCATTGGTCTGCTTTCATCTGTAATTGTGAGAAAGCTTCTTCTGCTTGATATTGTGCTTGAGCATTAGCTTGATATATAGGAAGTAGCTCCTGTAAGGAGTATGGATTAAATGTAGAATTAACTGTTAAACTATAATTAGCCATTGTTACCTCTCTTTCTTGATTTATACTTAGATTCTCCCTTATTTGTCATAGCCCAAGGGAATGCAGCACTAGTATTTAATATATTAAAGTTCATATTCTCTCTACCAATATTACCAATATTATTAAACAGATTAGTAAGATTAGCACTTCTCTCTGCTGCAAGTTGTTGTCTAGCAGCTTGTCTAAGTCTTTCTGCCTGCATAGTACCTTGTAATAAAGTATTTCTAACTTGCATCTTAGCAGCTTGATTAGCAGCATCAGCTTTAAACATACCTTCAGTATTAAACATATTAGTACCTCTATTAAATTCTGCTACTTTCTGTCTTTGTGCTAAGTTATACTCTTCAGCTTGTCTAGCTAATGCTCCTAATTGGTTCTGAGCATTATAATCTGCTGCTAATATACCTGCCATAGCATTACCTCTATTGCCACTAGCTTGATTAATTATTGCTCTTCTAGCTGCACCACTTTCAGCATTTAATTTATTAATATAATAGTCTCTATCAAATGGATTATATTGTATATAATCTCCAATAGGATTAAATGATATTGGTGTATATTGACCAGCTTCTCTTGCAGCAGTTAATATTGCATCAGCACTACTTTCATCAGGTTTACTCAATAAAGAACTTGCTGCTCCTATAGCAGAACCTACAATGGGAGCATATCTCATCCAAGTAGGTAATAAGCCATTATCTTCTTTATTATTAGTTTTCTTTTTAGTATCTGTTGATATAAATTCTTTATTCTTTAAATCTATAACAGTATTACCATTAGCATCCACCCTATCACTAAAAGGTACTATATCATTTGCACTATATCCCATACCATAAGGTGATAACATATTAAATGGTTTCTGATTGCCAAGTGCATCTAAAGGTTGATATATAGTAAATGGAGTATCAGCTTGAGTACTAATATTATTAAACTTAGGAGTTCTATGTACCCAACCTAATTTACCATCATTTCTAAGTCTCTCATAATTGTTCTTCAAATAAGTAACATCTTTACCTGTTTTATTACTTAATGTCTGCCAATAATTATGATTATCAGGTAATGTTAAAGCATATTTAGTAAAGTTCTTATAGTTATCAGTACCTTCTATGTCTTTAACACTATAACCCTTGCTACTTACTTTACCTTGATAATAAGGAATATTACCTTTTAAATAACTATTCTGATATTCAGGTGCTCCTTCCCACATATTATCAAACATCCAACCACCATCATCAAATTGTTGAGGTTCATTAGAAACTATTTCATTAGGATTAGACAGCATAGTATTATCTTCTTGTACAGGAGTACCATTAAGTATTCCTAATTGTTCTTGTGGACTTAACTTATTAAATTGTCTCTTAGTCTTAGCTAATTCCTTTTTAGCTTTAACTTCTTCCTGTGATTGTTGTAAATCCTGCATAAAGGAATTAAATGTTCTTTTACTAATAGGGTCATTAGGAGTTTCTTCTATTTCCTTACCTAATTTCTTACTAGCTTCTGCAAAGGTTATATCTTTACTTAATTTATATTTATCTGTTAATGTTTCAGGTACTTTAAGTCTATTACTGAATACATAATCATTCCATATAGTTTCTCCTTCTTCCACTAAATTAGGAGTACCATTTCTATCAGTACCCATAGGTACACCATTGAAAGGATTCTGCTCATGTGTACCACCATTATCTATATATTCTAGACCACCATTATAAGTACCACCATAAGTATTTAAATCTCCACCAAAAGCATTCCATTTAGCTGTATTCCTAGCAAAATTAGCTCTCTTAATTAATGTTGGAGAATAATCTTCCTTATTGGCTAATATATGTCTAGCATACTCTTGTACACCCATATTAGCTCTATTTGCACTTTCAGTAAATTTACCTCTATTTTCTTTTTTAATCATAATTCCACCTTCTTTAAATAAAGGACCACCAAAGGCTTCTACATTATACATGCTTTGAAGAAATTGATTTTCATTAGTAACATCAGCAGCTTGGTTAAAATTATTATATAATCTAGTATTAGCTGCTTCTGCTTGTGCTCTTAATTTATTAGTAAGATTCTTAGCTTTATGACTAAACCAACCATCTTTACCTATATCACTTCTATTAATATTTCCTAACATAGAAGCACCAGATAATTGACTCATTAAGTCATCCGCACTACCACCAAAAGATGTATTAGCAGTAGAAGATATATTACCTTTTACTTGATTAATATTCTCTTGGTTTAACTTAGAGCCAAACATTCTATTTGTTAAACCTCCTATTAATCCTGAACCAACAGAAACCATGCCTCCTACTAAAGGATTAACAGTAGATATTGCACTACCAACTGTACTGCCAATACTACTAATAGTATTACCTGCTCCAGAGGATAAACCTCCATCAATAAGATTTCCACCTACTTGTCCTACTATAGAGCCTAAAGCCCCAATACCACCTTTAGCTATATCTGTTAAGTTTTGACCACTAAAGGTATTCTTTAAACTAAAACCATTACCATTAGTTAAAGAATCTAGTAAAGTAGTATTCTTTTCTATATCACCTCCATTAGGATATAAATTAATAGATTGTTTTATTGTATATAACTTATCTTTCTTTCTCATAGTTAATTATTTTATTTTGCAAAGATACACAAATTATTTAATACTACAAATAAAATTAATAAAAAATAGCAGAATACTAAGTAAATACTTAATATCCTGCTATAATTTAACTATAGTAAGCCACATTAATATCATAAATAGATAAAGGAGAATTATATTTTTTACTGAGCTTTATCTTAGCCCACATATTTCTAATCCTATCTCTATTAGTTACAATACCATCTTTATTCTTTTTACTGTTTCTAGGTATCTGCCATCTCCAAGTTCTAAATTTCTTTTTTACATTAATAGAAGAAGCCTCATTCTTACCTCTCTGATATTCATTACTTACTTCTAGAGTATCAAATGGATAATAATCTGATTTCCAATTATTAATCTTAGCAATATCACTTGTAGTAAGTTCTACTGTTTCAAATATCTTATCTAAATCAAACTCACTATTAACTATAAATTCTATATCTGCAAAAGAGTACTTATTATATATAATACCATAATTTCCTTTATAGGCTTCATAAATACCATCTTTATTTATCTGTAAACTCTTATCATTAAGGTTTACCCAATATAAAGTAGAACCATAATCATAGAATGAAGTAAATTCACCTAATAACTCATTATAAGCTAAAGCTGTATCTCTACTTACTATATATAAATCGTAAGTAGTACTATCATACTCAAGTTTAATAGAATCTATAAAGTTACTGCTATTCTCATAATTCCATAATGAAGGAGACCATATATTAGAACTTAACTGAGTAAAATAGTTTTTAAACTTATTTTGAGATATAGGAGTAATACCTTTATCATTTATCTTATAAAGTTCACTATTATAAGTATCTATAAAATAAATACCTTGAGAAGTAGATTTAATAGCCCATTTATTTTGGCATCCTATTGAATCTGATAAGTATTGTTTATCTTGTAATTTAGCACTATTAGCTATTTCAATAGGTACACCATCAGAAGTATTAATCTGTACTCTAGAATTGTAAAGTAATCTTGATATACCATTATCTTGAAAACAATAAAGGTCATTATTAATCTTTCTTATTGCATTAAGTTTACCTTTATCTCCATCTAAATCAAATACACTTGCAAGAGTAACATTAGTCCATGAATCTACATCTTCTCCTAATACTTTAGTTTTAGATATAGTTATCTGATTAGGAAAGTTTATAACACCCTCATCTTCTATCTGTCTATAATTAAAGAAATTATTTCTTTGTGTATAAGATTTATTTATAAGATTAAAGTTAGTATTAAGTACTCCAAGATTATATTTTAAACCTCTTTGTTTATCATATCTACCATCAAGATTTATTCTAGATTCTACAAAGAAAGAAGTAATATCTATATATTGATTCTTATCATCAGTACTATAAGGGAAAGTCTTTAAACAATCCCATCTTTGATAATAAGTATCTCCATGATTACCTCTTAATGATACAGTTTCTCCTGTAAGTTTAATAGCTTCTCCTGCGGGTATAAAAGAATACTGAGATATAATACTTTCGTTACCATTACTTGATTCATAAGGAGAAGTATCAGGGTCCTGTACACATAAATCAGCTAAATAATAATAATCATTTATACTAGGATTAGCATTATAGAAGAAATAATTAGTTTCTATATTTGTAGGATTCATATAATTAGCATATTCATTAATATACTTAGTCCATATAAAATCCTTTGTATAAGAATTATTTTCTGTATTCCAAAATAGTTTTCTAGTTACAGCATCTTCTCCTACCCTATCTATTTCAGATTTATGCTTAATACTCATTCTAGGAAGTTTAATAGTACTATTATTTTTAGAACCAAAAGATATAATAGCATGAGGTGTTTCTTTATATTTAATTCTTATAGGGTCTTTTGAAGTAACCGCTTTACCATCTACTATAATAGTATCATATGTTATATAATCACTTATAAAATCTTCATTATAAGCATAATACTGTCTTCCATATATAGGATATTCATTATTAGAAGGAAATAATTTATTAACATCAGAAGTATAAGATAATGTTTCTATATAACTATCTCCCATATTACTATTTAGTTTATAAATATCATCACTATTTGTAGTAATAACCTTAATATCATCTATAGGTAATTCATAATAATTGAATTTATTTATTTCTTCTATATTATCTATATAGCTTAAACTATCTCTAAGATAAGAAGTAGCACATTCTCTAGTGTTAGAAATTATTTTCTTAACAGGTTTAGACCATACTTTTCTAGAATTTCCATTACTATTCTTTTTTTCTATACCATTATCTGAATAACTAGTTTCTCTATGCCATAAATAAGTAGCAAATAACCAATCCTTATTAGTATCGTAATTACCTAAATTATCCCAACTGGAATCCATATCTCTCCATAATAAATCAGAAGTAAAATCTTTAATATTCTTTGTTGGAACATTTCCTTTTGAAGGGTCATTTAAATCATTTCCCTGAATCAGATAATTAGAAAATAAAGGCTTGGACTTTAAAATACCTATTATTCTTAATTTAGTATTTTTATTTATGTTATTATATTGATTTTCAATATCTGGTGAATTAAATGTTACTAAAGATTCATCATAAGCAAAGCATTCTCCAAAATCATTTACAATAGTATCTACTCCATTGATTTCTATTTCTTGATGTATAGTAGCACTATTTTTCCAACTGTCGTCAGGAATTTCATTTATATTTATACTTGAATTCCAATTTTTTAAATTTTCTTTTGCTTTGATAATAGTTGAAGTACTCCTGTCATATAATACAATATTATTTTCAGAAACTACAATAGTTCTATAATGTCCTAATTGCATAGTACATTTAATATAAATTTGAGTGTGAGTACTTCCTCCTATAATAGGAGATTTAGAAAATTCTATATTCTGAATTTCCCCCCATGAAATAGAATTCCCATATAATGCCTTTAGATGCTTTCCTAAAGAAGTCATTCTCCAGGAAGACATAGTAAAAGGAGTATTATTATATCTATCTCTATAATTAAATACAGTAGAAGATATAATACCTTGACATAAAACTGTTTTTAAATTATTAGTAGGATTAACTATTAAAAGTCTAGCTTTAACCCATATATTAGTATCAATAATTTCTACTAATTTTGCTATATCAATATCTAAATTTAATTCTCCTCTATTTACGCCAATTATTTCTGAAAAATTATAATCTATTATACTAGGAGGAAAATAATTTCTTGTAGAGCCTAAATATATAGGAGAACTAAATCTTCCATTTCTATTCTGAAACTGAATAGCTACACCATACCATTCCATATATTTAAATCCTGCTACATCACTTTTACTTAATTGTCCTTCATAATTATAATAATCATTTTTTCCTTTATAAGATATACTAGTTGCTTTATATTTAAATTTTAAATTACTACCTAAAAGATTTCTTATATTAATAGCAGTTTCTTTAGATATATCATTGTTATTAATTGTGTAATTACCCATAAATAAAGTACCATCTTTTTGCTCAAAAGTATTAGGACATATAGTATTACCTCCTAAATATAATAATTCTGTAGGGTCTATAATATCTCCTATAGAACCATTATCTATAAATGATATGTCTGCTTCCCCTTCTGGGATAGAAGGTTCAGAAGGTGGTACAGTTATATCTCCTCCATCCTTAAATGATATATTCCATAAGGTATAATATCTCCAATTATAAACAGTTGCTGATAAATACAGATTATCCTTATAGATATAAGGACTTTCTAACTCTTCACCTAAACCTACTAATTGTGTTTTAGGAAATCGATAACTATGGAATATCTGCTTAGTACTTAGGTCAATGCAATCTAAAAATTCATCATATATATCTTCACGGTCATATCCAAAACATTGATATAGTTTATTATTTCTGATAACCATACCCTGAGTACCTTTTTTAAAAGGTAAGATAAAAGAATCTAGAACATTATTATAAGAAAAATAAACTTTCTTTTTAGAAACAGAAGGTAATTCATACTTCTTATAAATAAGTTTATTATTATCATAAGCCCCTACATTATTATTAAAACTTTCCATAGTATATCCAGATACCCAAATACAATTATTCTCTGCATCTATACAACCATTCTGATAATAATGTTTAAAAGTTGTTGATGTATCTATACTTCCATTCTGAGAATTTCCACCATTACATTCTGGTAAATATATTGTCTGTACTAATTCCCCAGTCCATTGATTACTATTTGTATTAGAACTAATTATCTTCATTACTAATATTTGAGGATTACTGTTATTTTCACAAGAGTAATACAAGTAAGGAAAGTTACTATCAGGTGCAATATCTTTACCAAAAGATAATACATTACCATGATATGCTTGTGTATTAACATCTATATTAATAGTAAGTAAAGCTTGTTTTTGGTTAGTCTCTAAATCAATAATATCAATAAATTTACCACCAATATAAGCCTGAAAGAGATATTTATCATAGCAAGCAGCTCCTTGAACATAAAGACCATTATTATAATTATCAATCTGCTCAAACTTTGCAATATTACTGATTTTCATAGTTTTACCAAAATCATCTAAATTACTATATGTATTAAGAGTACCAACTTTAGCTAAACTAGTTTCATTTTTATTAATATTTGAAATAGGTAAATCTATTACTCTCTTTATAATAGGAGTAGTATCTTGAGAAGTTCTTATAATAGAATATACTCTAATATAGTCAAATTGTTTATCTACATTATAGATGCTAATATTAAAACTACAATTAACTTTTTCTTCAGGACTAACTCCTTTATCATAAGCTAAGTATTGTAAATCAGATTGTGCAAATAAGTTAGATTGCCTACCATGCTTATCATAATATGAAAATACATATTGTATAGTACCTTGTGGAAATTCTCCAGTACCTATAATTTTATGTATGTATACCTCTTCATTAAGTTGTAATTCGGCAATAAAATCAAATGCTGTTTTTTTATATTCAGATAAAGTATCTTGATATTTAAGATTATAATCTTCTAATATATTTATCACTCTAGCTTGATTTTTACCATCTATAAAATACACTTTTTGTATATTTTCATTTTCATATACACCTAATGTTTCTAATGGATACTCTGTATCAAAATTAAGATTTCCTGTAAATATTTCTACTATATTTAAATCTTCATTTATTATCTCTAATCTATATATATGGTCAGTTTTAATAATAACAATTTCACCATTAGGTCTTCTATGTGCATTAGTTTCTTGTGTAAATAATACAAGATATTTATTTAGTACACAAGTACCTATTACACATCCTTTTATATCTAGATTTAATCGTTTATTTCCTCTTTCAAACTGTAAAGATAATATACCATTATTATCCTTAGTTATTCTAATATTATTCATGTAAGTAGCATATTCATTAGATTGAAACTTAGGAGACATATTGGTATTCATACCTTTAGGTTGAAAATTAAAATATTTCTTCTGCATAATTAAACTATTTTATTATGATTAGAATTTCCATATTTAAAATCTCTTACAAAATGATTATTATATTGTAATAATGAAGTCCACATATTTTTAATAGATTCCATTTCCTGAACACTAGGAATATTAAATTCACTTTGTAATTGCCCTACATTCCAAGCATATTGTTGTTCAATATGAGTAAGTACATTTTGATTTAATTTACCTTGTGCAAATAAATCTCCATATACTTCTTTCTTAATATATAACTCTAAGGTTTTAAGATAAAGAGGATTATCTATAAGTAATGGAAATCCATCATCATCTACAGGTATAGCTTTATAAGCTAATCTAACTTCACATTCCTTAATAGAAGTATATAATACTCTGCCTTGTGTTTTAAAAGTTAATTCATAATCTCTATCATTATCTGTTGGAATATAACTTGAAGTCATTTGTCTAAAGCATAAACCACTTTTACAGTCTTTTAACTGCATTATTCTAATTAAATCACAAGGAAGTAAAGCCCTATACTCCTGTACAGTAAGAATAGTCTCTTTATCTTTATATATATTATTAACTCCAAATTTAGCCATAAAATCTAATACATACCTGATAATCTGTTCAATATTAACATCACTAAGTAAAGTGTTGTCTAATACTCTTGAAGCTAATTCATTTATGCTTATATAATTTATTTCATTTACCATATTACTTATATTTTAATATTGCATCAATATTACCTTTTTGTATTTCTTTTGATATACCTTGTTTAATATCTCTTATAAACTTAAACTGAAATATAGTCTTATTATTAAATTTAGCTTTATAAGGATTATACTTTAATTTATAGATATAATCTAACTCATATCTTAACACAGTTTTATCTCTAAAAGCTTCTTTATCATTCTCCCATAATTCTAAGGTTCTATTCCAATCTATAGGTAAATTAGTTTTTAGTTTACCATTCTCAAATTTAATACTAGACTTATATTTAATAGTCTCAAAAGTACCCATAAAACTAGGCAGTTCTATAGTATTACCTTTCTTAATATTATCTGCAATGCTATTATTAACTTGTCTTATAATAGTATAGAATTCATGCTCAGTTAAAGGTCTTCCTATGTTTAACCATTTATTCTTCCTAAGTATTTTGTATATGTCATATATACCTATACTATTTCTTATTTTATGTAGATGTCCTCCATCATCTACCTTCAATATTTTTCTTCTAAAATTATCCATCTATCTGTTTTTGAAAGTCTGATTTCATATTATTTCTAAGATAATTAGCTAAATTAGCTAATGTATCATTAGCATCATTACTATCATCTTTAGGTTTGTAAACACTATTAGTCAATACATTATAAATACTATCACACATCTGAGGTACTAAACTATCTTCAAATGGAAACTCTGCATCTAATATATCACATTGTTTATTACTATCACAAGATAATTCAAATGCTTTTTCAAAGTCTTCAAATACTCCTTCTAACTTAATACTCTTTAAATGAAGGTATTGAGGATTATTTGACTTCATTAATAGCTTATTATTTTCTCCTATACAGGAGTAGAGAATATTTCTCAGGAACTTATTACTGCCAACAAATCTAAATCTGTCTCTATTAGTAAAGACAATTTTAGTATTCTCATATTCTGTATGTAAGATGGGTTTACTAATATTAATAATGTTAGGTATTTCTTGTTTACTTCTAAGAATAATACCTTGACATAAACCTTTATTCTCTGTTTCTAAGTCTAAACATATAGTCTGATAATTACTATATGGAATTTCTTTCTTTACATCTTTATATGTCTGTTTCAACATATAACTTCTGTATTTATTAATTAAGAATAATATATGTTCCTCAGTATAACTGAAATCATCTGAAGTACCTTTTATTCTATCTAATATAATGTATATAATTTCTTTAACTTTCATAATATTATAAAATAAAAATCTTGATGCAAAGATACAAAATAATATCTTATACACCAAGATTTTAATTAATATTGTTATAGTATTTTAGTTTTATTGTTTTCAGTAAACCTATTTAATTCATCTTCTGTAATTCTTAATTCAAGACCATCATAATATTTATGGTGAATAAGACCATCTTTATATATCTTATATCTAGGTAATCTTATTAAGCAATCACTAAGACAATAAACAGATTTAATAATATCATTATAATCTTCTTCTGTTATATATTCAGAGAAGTCATTCAATAATCTAGATAGGAATGTAAGAATAATTACTTTATTTACTTCTTTATTCTTAACATATCCTGCCTTAGATAATATGTCAAAGTACTTATTTAAAGTATCTACTGTAATTAAATTAAAGTCTTCCATTACATCCACAATTAGGTAATACTGCATTAGATTCTACATCACTATAAAATCTCTTCCATAATTCTATAGCTAAAGGATATTGATTAGTTTTTAAAGCTAAATCTATAGCATTAAATTGAAGAATGGCATTAATAAAGTTATCAGGTGTACTACATTCTTTTCCTAATTCCTTTACATATTGTATCATAGTATTATAAAGTAATTGTACATCTACTAATGTATGTAAAGCTTTATTTTCATCCCATCTACATGGAGTATCTGCTGCTGGTGTTCCTCCTGCTATAGCATATACAAAGAACATAGTTTTATGTATATCTACGTTTAATTCTTTAGCACTTATATATATTCTAACTCTATTATTGTTTGAGAAGAAAACATTCTCTTCCATTTTTGTAGTAATACAAGGATTATTTTCATAAAAAGTATCTTCTTCAGAATTAAATGTCTTAGTATATATAGCCTTATTACTAGGACCATTAGCTATGAATGTATCTTGAGTATCAATAACTATACTATCAATATACATATCTTTAAAGTATTCATCTTCTTCAATTTGTACATCAATAATTATGTAGTTATCTTCAATTTTAAGTTCATTAAATCTTATCATATTATAAATAATTAAATGAAACAATAAAGGGTAGGAATAAACTCCTACCCTATATATTATGATACTGCACCAGCATCCACACCTGTAGCAGTTTTAATTGCTGTAATAAGCTTGTTAAGTTCTGCTGCATCTGCACAAACTACTGTAATAGTTCTCTCAGATTTAGCTACCTCTACACCTGGACCAACATAAGCAAAATGAATATCTAATGTACTATAAGCCTTAGTCTCATCAACAAGTGGCTTAAAGTCAAAGTTATCAGGATATGTAGCTTCTCTATAAATATCACCTCTAGTACCATGATAGAACCACTCCATATCTGCAATTTGCTTACCATTGTTAATAGGGTCACCTTCCTCTTTTTCTACAGTACCCCAGATTACATCATTACCATCAACAGGAACTGTACCACAAGTAGTATTGAAATTAACAGGTTCTACTTGAGCTACACCTCTTCTCCAAGGCTGTTCAACCTCATCAATAATAATACTAGTATAAGTTTCTGTAAATGTAAGAGCAGCAAGATTTTGCATCTTACCATTAACAAGTACTGCTACCTTAGTATTTGTAGTACCAGTACGATTGTATTTATTAAGAGACACATTAAGAATAGGCGAAGGTTCTCTACTGAGGTTCTTCGCAAGATTAAGAGCCATAGCCTTATAGAAATCTGATTTAGTCATACCTTTTACTGCATGAACTGCACCAAACTTAATATGAGTAGAATCATCACCAAGAGCTACAAAGTTTCTTACCTCAACATTAAGTACATAATCTTGACCACTAATAGGGTCTTCATTAAGAGTTACTGACTGAGAATTAAGCTTTCTAGCCATATCAGCAGCCTTAGTTGATTTAGCATAAAGAAGATTCTTAATACTAATAAGGTCACTGGTAATTGTATCCTCTGTATCCTTATAAACAAGATATACATTACTCTTGGCAGTATCTACCTTAAGTGTTAAATCACCTACTGCTGCAAGAGCAGATTCACTAGCCTTATATGTCTTCATTACATATAAGTTTCTAAATTGATTATCTGAACCAATAAACATATTATTAAATATTTAATTAAACATATGCATAATTAATTATGCGTTATTACTTTTTACTTTACTTTGAACAGCTAATTGTACTGCCCTTTGAACTATCCTTTCATGTAATATAGGATTAGTTTCACCATTTGATACTTTTGTATCACCATTATTGATACTTAAATTACCTTCTAATGCTACTAGTATAATAGGATTAGGTTTCTTTAAATACCTTACCTTATAATTAGTTATATTATACTTTGATATAAGTTCTATTTTATTATCAAAATCTAATCTAATTACCTTTCTACTATTAGGAGATTTAAAAGGATTCTTTAGTACTTTATCTAAATCATCATGTATAGTAGGAACTACTGATACTATCTTATTATTAATACAGTTATTCTCATCACTTAAAGTACATTGTTCATATATCATAAATAATATATCATTACTTATTTCTACTTTATATGATTTGAAATTGTTATTTATTAGAGTTTCATCCTGCTCTCCTACAGGAGCATAGTTATCTGTTTTAATAAGATTACTTAAGTATTTTCTAACTTCTTCTGATTGTTCTAATTCCTGATAAAGCTCTAGAACTATCTGTTCTTGAGCTTTAGTCAGAAATATAGATTTTTCATATTCATCAAAAGCTAGAGTATTCTGTTTACCAAAGTTGTCTTTAGTTATATATGGTTGTAATAAAGTATCAAATAGATTACTTAATTCTTGTACATTCATTATCTATTAGCTTGTTGAATATTATAACCTTTATCTGTACCACTCTGATTACCTCCTTGAATATGAGAAGTAGCAGTACCTTCCATTGCTATTTTAGCAAGTTCCACTGCTCTTTGAAGAATTTCCTGATGGAGAATAGGGTCTAATTCACATTCAGTATTAGTACTCTTACCTTCAATGGAAAGTCCTTCAATATTACCTAAAACTATAGGTGTAGGTTTCTTAATATATCTGATAGAGTACTTAGTTAAAACATCATCTGGACCAACAATAATCTCTACAGAATTCTTTTTATTACTATTATCAAGGATTCTCCAAGCTTGATATAACAAAGGTCTCTTGAAAGGCTTATACATAAGTCTGCTATACTCTTTATAATCTAAAGGAATAACAGTAAGTCTCACTGTTCCTGTACTAGTATTATTAGATCTGGTAACATCAGCAAACTCATTGATAAACATCATAATATCTGTATCTAATGATATTTTCTTAGTATTAGGATGAATATCAAATGTAGCTGCTGTGAAGTTAGAACTTTCGTAAGTCTTAGTTCTAAGAATCATAGAGAAATCTATCTGTCTCTTTTCTGAGCCATCAAAACCTTCTTGAGGCTTATTTGTTCTAGGGTCAAAATAAGACTTAATTATTTCATCTTGAGCCTTAGTTAAAAATACACTTTTTTCATAGTTATCAAGACCTGGAGCTTGGTTTGAAGTTATATTATTATAAAGTACTTCAAATTGATTTGAAAACTCTAAATTAGTCATATTGTTTTATATTTAATTAAAATTAGTCATATAAAATATATGACTATTATATATTAATCTTCCTTTAACTTTCCTTCAAGCATCAACTTAGTAGTTTGATTCTTAGGAAGATTAAGGAATCTAGCTGCATTATTTAATGTAGGTTCTTCATTATTACTACAAAGAGGAATATTATTTTCTGTAAGATAATGATAATTACCTTTAAGATAAATATTACCTGCTTCAATAGACTTCTTAATAAGAACCTTAGAGCTTAAATATTCATCAGTAACTATATTTAAGAATGTCTTAGGATTAGCTTGAATAAGTTCATTAATCTTATTCTTCAAGAACTCACTCTTAGTATTTACATCAAGTGGTCTCATAGTAAGAAGTTCAATGACTACTCTCATAGTATCATTATCATCTTCCATCTTACCAAATTCTTTATAGCACTGCATTGTAGCTGATACATTACCACTAAGTTTCTTAGCTTCTGCACCTTCTTCAATAATTACAAACTGATAAGTAGCTTTAGGTCTATCTTCTAGTTCCTTTAAGGAAGGACAGATAAAATTCTTATTAGCCAATAGAATCTTATATTTGATATAATCATCTACAATACTAAGGTCAAAGTAATTATCTCTCTTATAAAGAGTTACTTTATTAATACCTTGAGGATTACCACTATCCCAGAAGTTATTATGTCTATTGTATATACTTAAATCACCATCTTCAAGACCCATATAACTCTCAAGGAATTCCTTTTCCTTATTAGTAAGTACATTAACATAAACACCACTAGATGCAAGTTTAGGTACTACATAAGTTTTAAAAGAAGTATCTGCCATACCACCAGATAATACATGTCTAGGATTAGTAGTATTAGCCCAAAGACCTCCCATCTTAGGAATATATCTTACAATAATTTTCTCATTTCTAAGACAAGATACTAATTCATCATTATCTTCTTCAATCACCCTTTTAACTTTCTTTTGTTTAGTTACTTTCTTTTCTTTATTTTCTACAGGGATTACCTTTGTTGGTAATTCCAAATCATCTAAAATTTCTTCCATATTTATTCTTCTCTTTTTAATTTAAAAATAAAAGGAAGGATAAGAATGTTATCCTTAAATCCTTCCTTTTTATTTATACTTATGCTGATAAAATATCAGGGATAAGTGACATTACCCTTGTAGGGTCTTTGATAATAACACCAAAGGTATCCATCTTGTGTACCTCTGTACTATCTTCATCAGTAGAAGCATAATCAACTGAATATTGTCCTGTAAATGGGTTCAATTATGTTAACCTAAAAGTTTTTTATCTTTTAGCTCTTACAATTTATCATCTTGTAAGTTCAGCATATATTTTCATCTTTTAAAGATGTTGGACACTCTTGGAAAGATTATATTCTATAATTATTATAGGTTCACTTTCTATGCGTTACACTGCTTTTATATATTACTATAAAAGTTAGCACGATATTATCTTTTTATATAGATAGATTTTATCGTTTTTGCCCAATTTTCATTAATAGATTTCTCTATTAAGCCGCAATATTTCTACGGATTCCAGGAATATAGCTTCTAGTCTCTGGTCTACCCTTAATTCTAATCTTCTGAATGTTTGGTTCCTCAACATTACCAATATCAAAGATGTCATATCTATAAGACTCTGCTACATAAGTAGAGCCAGGCATCTTGATTTTATTTCTTACAGTATCATCATAGCTATCATCTACTTCTACCTTAATATGAATACCATTAGGTGCAAGGAATTCAGTGAATTGGAAACCAGCTTTAAGTGCATTAGTATGCATTTGAGAAGTAGTCTTAGCTACAGCATTTACTGAACTATTATCAAGTACAATTTGCTGCCAACCACTACCATCTTTAAGTACTTCCTCATGGAACTGAATAGCACCAGCTTCACCAGTTTTAAGGATAAACATTCTATTATTAAAACCAAGTTTACCTGCACTAATAGAACCAAGGGCATCAACAAGAAGTTTAATACTAAAGTGATTATAATAAATCACATTACCTGCTTCCATTTGTTCTCTTAAACCACTACCTGCCTTAATAACTGCACCACCAAAATCATAGTTATTATAAGTACCATCATTAAGTCTAGTAGAGGTACCAAACATCATAGCATTGTTCTTATACATTTGGAACTTCTCTTCAAGCTTCAAGTCTTCTAAGTGAATCCACTTATTAACTGTAGTATGAGTATAACCACTTTCAGTCTTCTGAATTACAGGAACACCTACAGCAAGCTTTTGGTCAAGTCTATTGCCAGGCACTTTATGCTTAATTCTAATAGTAGTCCACTCATTTCTCATACTAGTTGGAAGAGAACCATTTATACCACCAACACCTCTTGAGAATTCTCTACTTACTGGAGCATACTCAGTTGAGAATCTTTCACCAGTTTGAAGTCTTTCTCTAGGAATACCACCATTATTGTGACCATAAGTCTGTACCTTATAAAGATAATTACTACCAGACTCTACAGGTTCAGCAATAATTCTAATCTGATAAAGTTCATTAAGCTCACCAAAGATTACTTCACCAAGGAAGAAATAAGCCTCATTAAACTCAAGATAAAAAGGAGCACCATTAGCACCAACATTAGCACCTTCTGCTGTAATAGGAGTTTTATTCTCATCTAAAGCTCTAACAAGGGCTACATTTCTACGGTCACTACCAATAACATCCCAAGTAATTTCTTGGTCGTTTTCTAATTCTAAAGTTGGAAACTGTGATAAGAATGTATCAAGAGTTTTACCATTTTTAAAAGCTAAGAGTTGCACCATGAAGCTTGATAACTTCTGTGGAGCTAAAAGACCCATAGCTGCAAGAGAGTTTTCTTTCATTACACCATTCCAAGTTGTGAATGGTCGCATCTGAAATCTACTTAATTTTCCAGACATATTTATATAAATTTAAACATTAATAATCATATATTAAATGTCTAGCTGCATACCTTGACCTAAGTAAGAACTCTCATCAAAACTTACAAACCCAAGAGAGCCATCATTATTTCTAGATGTAGAATTAATTACTTTTTCAAGGTTAGCTAAACCTTTCTTTACCTCTTTTTTAGCTTGCTTACTTCCTAACTTACTCCAATCTTTAAAGCCATTTGTTAATGTATAGCAAATAGCAAAGTTCTTCATAGCCTCAATAGTATTCTCTGACTGATACTTCTGTAAAGCAGTCATATAATTACCATTAGAATCTTTATGTACTGGCTTAGTAATAAAGTCATAGATTTTAGCTCTAGTAGCTTTATCTATATCTACATCACCATAAAGATTCTTGTCTTCCATGATAGATTTCTTAAGGTTTTCAGATTGTTTAGTTCTTTCTTCTGCAAGCTTCTTCTCATTTTCCTTTGCACTATCAAGTATCTCCTTATACTTGTTATTATAGAAATCCTTAACTCCTTGTAAAGCATCCTTAGCATCATCTATATCTGTACCATTTTCAATGGCATCATTAACCATCTTTTCAGCTCTAGTTTTACTAAAACCTCTATTAAGATAATCATTATAAATAAGTTGTCTTCTAAGGTTTTCACCTTCTTCATCTTCAGCACTTAAGGAATCATCATTAATATTATTAAGATAATCAATAGTACTTTCATATTGCTGAACTACACTAGGTTCTACTTTATTGTTAAGAGCTTCATTAATTCTCTTTTCTTTTTCTGTAAATCTAGCATTAATCTGTTCTTCAATAATCTTCTGAAAATCTTCAGGTGTCTTTACATTTTGGATTGTTTCTTTATCAAGGTCAGGGAAGATACCATCTACAACAAGTGCATCAGTAATGGAAGAGTAGAAGTTTTTGTTTTTAGGAGAAGAACTGATACCCTTATCGTCAGTATCTCCCTTTCCTTGTATATCTTCATCTTCACTACCTACGCTCTCTTTTTGTGAAGTTCCAAACGGATTGTCTTCATCAAAATCAGTAGTTTCTTCTTTCTTTTCTTCTTTAGGTTCCTCTTTAGGTTCTTTCTTAGGAGGTTCCTCAAATAAAGTGGCAATTTCATCACCACTTAAAATATTATCCAAATCTAATTCTTCCATATTATTTTTCTCCATTAGTTAAATTTCTCTGCAAAGATAATATATATTTAACATATATAAAAACTTATAACAAAAATAATTATAAGTTCTATATAATTTTAATTATTATTTTATTTTTAAGGTAATTTTTTCCTGCTTATTCTTGGCTCCTGTAAGAAGAGAGATGAACTTCTCACAAGTAACTCTACTATTAATTACCTTACCTATTACTTTATTTTCTCCGAGTAAAACACAGCCAGAAGAATCTTTGTCTGTATTACCACTATGAAATCTTATACCATCAAAACCTTTAACATTAAGTACTATAGGTAATTGCTTTTTAAATCTAGGACTATAAGTTATATCTACATTATAATTACCAGTAGGTATAGCAGTTTCATGCTTAACTTTAATCTTAAGTATTTCTTCTACTGACATAGTATCTTTAAGACCTCTATCTTTATCTTCTAATGTGTCACAGAAATATTCATTATCAACATAAAGTTTACCTATAGTATATGTAGATTTCTTAGCTATCCTTTTTATTAGTATCTCCATTTTCTGATAATTTATTAAGTTGTTTTTCTGTTAATCTAGACCTCTTATCACATATCTTAATTTGACAAGCTAAAGGATATAAAGAGTCTACTGTAGTCTGCAATTTATGTATAGTAGTTCTATCATTTTCTCTTAACTCTATAATAAGATTTAATTGCTTTCTAGTATCTTCAACTATCTCTTTATATATGTCTAACTGTTTTTGTATATTATTTAATTCATTACCATCTACTTCTACATTATATTTCCTTCTAGCTAATATCCAAGTAACTATACTTGTAACAATAACTATTCCCCCATTAATAAGTAAGTCTATCATTTCTTAAAATGCTTATATATAATAATTATGAACATTAATAAAGAGAATAAACCTATATACATTAATATTTTCTGTACTACATTTAATTGATTTTTTACTTTAATTTCTGTTACTTTCTGTAATTTAATTATAGTATCAATCTCATTAACTATTATAGTATCTTTCAAGTATTTATATTTATATCTGTAAGCTACTTTATTATTATATATAGTATCTCCTTTCTGTATAATATAAACACTATCCTTTAAATAAATAGAATCATACTTAACTTTATCTATATATTTAATTTCAGTTTTTATCTGAGGTATAGGAACTTCTACTATTTTCTCCTTCACTTTACAGGAGCCTAATAGTAAAGTCATGAATAATAAAAATAAAATCTTTCTCATATTTTAAGTCTTTAATAATGTGCAAAGATAATACAAAAAAATCTCTTATGCAAGAACATAAGAGATTTAATTATTAAAGCTTAAAATAATCTTTTACTTTATTTCCAGTATAATCTTCATCCATAAACCAGAATACCATAGCTGATTTAATTATCTTATCATCTATATCATTAAACCACTTATGAAATAGTGTAGAATAATCATGATATTGTGCATTAATTGCTACATAAACATCATCACAAGTATACTTAGTATCTATAGAACTTTTATACTTATTATATATGTCTTTAGCTGTAGCTAAATCATATTTTTCACCTTCATATTTTCTACCATCATTATAATGATACATAGATTTTACTTTATCAATAACTTTGGTCCTATAAGGAGAAACAGGTTCTTCAATATTAACCTCTCTCATTAAATCTTCTTTATCTGATGCTGAAATAAGACCTCTTCTATATAGTATATCAAGTAGTTTTTCCATAGTACTAATTATTAAACATTGATTTCAGTAAATCAATATCACTGGTAGTAAGTGATATTTTCTGATTAAATAAAGACATAGTAACTTTACCATTACCTATATGGAATATACTATAGTCAAACTCATTACTATCTACTAAGCTAGTAGTCATTTCTTCTAATAAACCTATTACATCTATTTCATCATTATCATCTTTAATTAAATCTAAGAAACTGTTTACTTTATTTATATTATTATCTATTATTCTTTTTATTATAGGTTTAAAGAAGCTTATTATAGGAGTATTAATTGTATCTAATTGATTATTAATATACTGCTTTAATACAGTTATAATCTTTTCTTTTTTCATATTATTTACTCTTTAAAAATTCATTATATGTTGCATTAGGATGAGTTTTACTATATTCTTTAAACTCATTAAATAAATCTAATTCTCTAGTATCCTCTTCAACTATCTTAGCTTTTAACTTACCTATTAACTCTAGTTGCTTGCTGAGTAATTCCTTATTATTAGTTTCTACTTTTGATTTTACAAGTTTAACTAATTCACTCCATACTAAACCTTGTAATTTAATATTTACTTCTGCATACTCTTTATTCTGTAACATCTTACTCTGCTGTATAGGAGTAAGAGTATTAATTTCAGAATCTATCTTATCCCATAAAGGAGTACCTTCATTCTGCTTTAACTGCATTAATCTTTGCTGATACTCTTTAGATTTAGCTATCTGTGTATCTAAATCATCAAGATAAGGATTACTACCTAATATAAATTGATTTACTGGATTCATAATTAATTATTTTAAAGGTTAAAAGTAGGTAGTATAAACTACCTACTTATTTATATTTATCTGATACAAGTACAACCACATAATGGGTTATAAGTACTAGCCTTAGTTGTAGTAGTACCTGTAGTAACATCTGCAATAGATACAGGGTAGAATGTACTATTTACATAGTTTACAATCTTATTATCTGCACATTGTCTTCTCTCTCTTTCGAGAGCTACAAGATTCTCAGCATTAGCATTAACACCATTAATCTGCATAGATAATACCTTATCTCTCCACTTATCAGCTTCTGCATTAACTGCTAACTTGGTTTCAATATCAGAAATTCTCTTTTCTACTGCATCTTTAGAATCTCTATTATACTTATACAAACCAAATGCAGCTTCATTTAACTTAGCTAAGATATTATCATCACTATCTCTATAACCTTTGTAGAGTCTAAAATCAGCCTCTATCTGTCCCTTATAGGAGCTGAATTTCTCAGCTACATCAATTTCTCTAGCATTCTTAGCATTCTCCATAGTATTTAACTTCAATGCCCACATTTCATTGGTAAGATTTAAATCATCCTGCCATTCCTTAGTAATAGCATCATAGACTGTAGGACCAGCATTAGTATTAATACCACCATTGATATTAACATTTTCTGGCATAGATACTGTACTCTTAGTACCAAATAAATTACCTAAACCATTACCATTAAGTAAAGATAAAGCAGTGCCTGCTATACCAAAACCTAATGCAGTACCAGCTAAACTCTTAGAAGCATACTCTTTTTTGTTTTCATCATGTATTTCCATAGTATTAAATTTTAAAGGTTAAACATTTAAACTGCTGCAAAGATACAAAGAAAAAGGATGCTAACAAAATCTTTTCAGATTTGTCAACATCCTTGTTATATTAGCAATTCTCTTTAATATATTTATCTAATTTTTCTATAGACCATTTTCTAACATCACCTGCTTTCTTAGTACCTTCACTAATTAAACCTTTTCTTCTAAGCATATTAAATTTAGTTTCACTTACTCTTAAATGTCTACAAGCTTCTAATCTAGTAAGTTTATTAGGTATTTTAGATTTATTATATCTAGATACTAATTCACCTATAGCACTAGCAATTTCAATAGTTTGAGATTCATCAATATTAGAATTACCTGAATCTATATCGTTTACTATTTTCATCAATAAGTCTCTTAATTCCTTCAACATATGTAATTCTTAATTTAATACTTGTAACTATTAATAATATAAAACCTAAATATAACATACTTATTCTAAAGAATTCCAATAAATCTCCTAAACCTATAAATCTATGAATAGACATAAGCCATAATCCTATTAATACATATATAGTATAAAGTTTATGAAGTAAACAAAACTTGAAACAGTGAGTCCAAACTAGTACCATTATGCTACATAAAGTAAGTATAGACATCTCACTTATACATAAGTTAAAACCCAATAAAGAAAATATAATATGTAGTAACATTAATACTACACATATTATAGGTACATATTTTAATAATAAAATACATAATTTACATTGACTTTTACTTATATAATGTTTCATATTATTTTCTTTTTAAATAAAAGTATAATATTAAAAATAAACTTATCCCTACTATTATCATTTGTAGGCATAAATATTCTAAATCATTAATAGGTATTCCTATGTATAAATCTATTATATTTATAATCCAAGTAACTACTATATAATGTAGGAACATTCTATGATACTCACAGAATTTAAAAGTATAAGAAGTTATATAAATAAACAGTATAGGAATTAAAGATACTCCTCCTATATAACTTAGTATTACTAAGTCTATATTAAAGTAAGATAATATAGAATTTAATAGTGTAATAAAAGCTAATAGCATTGGAAGTATCTTTAATACTATTACTGTTATCTTATAAAGTAATTTATCCATTACTTCTTTTTCTTAAGTTTACCACCACAAGCATATCTTCTTGAGGTTTTAGTAACTCCTGCTTTAGGAGTTACTGGTTTTGCTCTACCTGTTTTATTTCTCATAATAATTTATTTTATTTATACAATTTTACTTGTTTTGAACAAACTCTGCAACTATTAACTTTCCATTTAATTTGATTAGGCGTGCATAAGTATTACACGCTGTGGGTAGGTAATCAAGTTTATTTAATATTGGACCACTGCCTCCTACCTCCATTTTATATATTATAGATGTATTCGTATCATTAATACCAAATGTATTCCCACCTTGAGCACCTGCGAAGACTATCTCCAAGATACCTCCTTCTGATGCACCCTTAAACCAATTAAATATATCGATATTACCTGGGATATCCATATTAATAATCTGATGATTTGTAATAAACGGAATATCACGTCTACTTTGGGAATTAAATTGAAATTTACTAGAAGCAACACTTACAGTTCTATCCATAAATTTAAGTAAATGTTTTAATCCATTTAAATCTAAAAACTTCATATTAATTAATTTTTAAAGTTATTATTAAGCAAATAATGCATCTATTTCTGCTGTAGTTATTGCAGAGTCTGATGTAGCTCCAAAAGCTATAGTATCAAGTTTATTCTTGTCACGTATAGACATGAAGCCATTCATATTGGATGATGCATCTTTAAATTTTATATTTAGTGTATGAGCATTATTAACATCATGGAACCTTATAGCCTGAGCTAGTTTTTGTCCTTGTGGGTCAACAGTGAGAACTTCTTCAAATATTTCAATGTTATTCACGCCAACTGCCTCATTTTTTTTAGCATACTCTGCAAGACTTTGATGACTAGTAAGATAAGTACCTAGATTAACAGCTGCGCCTCCACTAGCTGCAATAGTTTTAGTAACACCATTAATTATTACACTATGAGTATGGCTAGTAGAAGATTTTCCATTAGCAATACTATCAACTTGACTCTTAGTATAATAATTTGCAAGGTCTACTGTAGCACGGAAGTCTCCAAGTTTCTCCCATTTTGAAGCATCATAAGTCGCACTGGTATCACCAATATAAATATATTCCTCATATTTATTCTGTGTAACACCACTAGCATCTTTAATAATATAAATATGCTTCTTAATATTAGTTGTAGGAAGAGCAGTTACTACTTCTGCAACTGTAGTATCAAGATTACCTAATTGGGCTAATGGAACATTGCCATTTGAATCAAGTCCTGCAATACCATTGTTAGCATTCAAAGTTTTCACACTTCCGTTTGCCATCAACACTTGGGTTGCAGAGCCTCCAGTCATCACTATTCTTTCAGCACTTATTCCATTTTCATCAACATTGAAAATGCTTATAGTCTCATTTTCATTACCTGTTTTTGATACATCTAGTTGTTCACCATTAATTATATAATGTAAACCACTTTTAGGACTAATTTCACCACCTTTGTTACTAAAAAAATTAGAATTAGACCAGTCCTTAATCTTAATCCAAAAATGAGTTAAACCATTTAAATCTAAAAATTTCATATATATATTAATTAAAAATTATTCAAATAAATTATCTATTTCTATATTAGTAATAGAAATAAGTGTTTCCATTAAATACTTTTCAAAGTCTAAATTAAACCATTTATCCTTCTCAGAAAACTCTTCTAGAGTTCCTCTAAATTGATAAAATTGCCAGTTACCATTTACATCTTGAAAAGTAATAAATAAACCATTTTTTCTTTGTAATTCAGGTACTAAATTAATAGCTTCTGATAAAGAAATATAATGTTCATCATACTTATTACTAATATTAATTATATCTTTATATCTTAAAGATGTTTGTTCAAGAAAATCTACAATTTTAATTTTCTTATTTTTACCATTTTGTACTATGGATATAATATCATTAGGAGTAACAGGCTCTGCATTAGGTAACTCACTGTCTTTTACACTAACTTTAAATAGAGCTTGTTGTATTTTTAAAATATCCTCTCTTGTAAAAAACATACTTATACTTTTCTAAATTGTTCATTAAAATCTGTTATCCTAAGACCACTGAAGTCAATATGGTCTATATCATATATACCTATATTTCTCCAAGCAGATATACACTTATTATATACTTTTATATTATTATGATATATCCATAGTAAAGACGTATCTATTGGTGCTTGTTCACTTTTAGAATATTCTAATTTATCTATCTTGGAAGAAATAAAAGCATATAGTTTTTTATCTTCTGTATACATATTATGCTTGTATTAAACCACTAGTTCTAAATTGTGCTAATAAATTATTTACTACTCTAGCTACTTGACCAATAGTAGCAGTATCTGCATCTAAGTCTGCTATATTAGTGATAGCTTTAACTCCACCTAAAATATTCTTAGTAGCAGTTGGTAATGTATAATTTTGCAGATTAGCTAATTTATTCTTTTCTGCTGTAGTATAATCATTACTAGATAATTGTTTACCTTCAACTTTATCTACTTTATTGTTTAATTCACTGGTAAAATCCTTTAAAGTAAATTCTTCTCCCTTAATAACCTCTCCATCTTTACTTATAGTATATTTAACTGCATGACCTTCACTTGTTATAATAAGTGCTGTACCTCCTGTAGCAGGAAGCCAAGAAGCAGTACCATATCCATAATTAATATCTGTAAAGAAAGTATGGTCATTAGTTTGAATAGATTGAAGTTTCTTTAAATTATTAGCTTTAATTTCATTACTATCTCCTATTTCTAATTCTACTACACCTTGTTTTGAACCAAGTATAGATAGGTCTTTTTTAACTTCTCCCATTTCTTTATCTAATGAATCTACCTTTTCTTCAAGTTCTTTCCTATCTTCATTAGATTCTCCTAAAGTAGTCCAAGTACCATTATTATAATATTTAGCAGTATTACCATATACCCAAATAACATTATTATCATTAGGCATATCAGACTGTACTACAAGTTGATTTATTATTTTCATTGTTTATTATTTACTTGTTTATGAATTTGTTGTCTTTTAATTGATAATTCTTTATCAAGTTTTTCTTTTAAAAAATTAAGATTTGTATCAAATTGTCTCTTATTTTCATCAAGTTTAGCTTGTTCCATAGAATTATTAGGTTCCTCTATAGGAGTTTCTTTAGAAGCTGCATTAATCTGAGCAACTAATATCTTAGTTTCATTATTCTCTTGATTTATCTTATATTCTTGTTCTCTTTGAAGTTGTTCACTCTCAGCCTTCTGTTGTAAAGCAGCTTGAGCTTGTTGTGCTTCCTGTTGTTGAGATTGTTGTAATTGCTGTAATTTGGCATTCTCATCTTTCTTAACCATATTAATCTTTTCAGCAAGAGAAGCAGTACCAAATAATTGCATAATAGTAGAGAATGATAATGCCTGATTCTGTAAAGCTGCTTGTGCTAATGTTTCTATCTGTTGATTCAACTTCTGAGAAGATTCACTATTATCTACAACTAAGCCATAATCACATTCAGCAAATTCATCACCATCTATTTCTATCATCTTTAAAGCACCATCAGGTAATATATATTGGAATTTCTTCTTATTACCTTTCATAGCTATTTTAGCTGTTTCAATAAAAGCTTCAAGAACTCTTTTCTTTAAGTTTTCATGAGTAACAAATAACCATTCAGTAATATGTGAAGATTGTAATGTTGCTCTTTCAACTCCACCTACAGTTTCTCTATTACTAACTTGACCTTCTCTTTGAGGAGAAATACCTGCTACTTCTGACATTTCATTTTTAATAAAGGTAAGTAATTCTACATAAGATTGTATCTGATTAGCATCACTTGCAGATATAACTCCATTTGAAGCATTATTCATAGCTCCTGCAAGCTTTCCTGTAGCAGCACCTACATTACCTTCATTAAAAGAATCTTGAACATATAATCCTAAAGTCTTAGCAAAATACATCCATTTATCCATTCCCCAATTCTTAGGTTTCTTAGAGAAATCAAAGCTAACTAAAGTACCCCAGTTTCTAGCAATTAATTTATTTAATCTATCATGAATAACATCATATAAATAGTTATATGGTTTCATCATATCAACTAAACTGAAAGGCTTATTATCATTAAGATTATATAAAGAACCTATAATACCAAAATGACATTTTGAAGGATTCATTAAACTATTATATTGTACAACACAAGGTCTCATATTAACATAGATATTCTCACCTATCTTAGTACCTTCCCATGCCTGATTAATATAATAAGTTTCTTCTTCTTCACCTAAGTTTTCATTAATTACATAATCTTCTGAATAGAAATTATATTGAGGTTCACCATCTTCATCATAAGATTTTACTTTCTTAATTTTTCTTTTAGATTTCCAATATACCCTAAGTACTTTAATATTACCTGCCATATCATAAGGCATAAGGCTTTCTGTATATCCATCTGTGATAGAACTAAAGAAACCTTCTTGGCTTACTTCTGCATTATTAACTTCAATATTTTCATCTAAGAAATCAGCAGGTATCATAGTATATCTAGGGTCAACATTACTCATTTCATCTGTTTTACCTTCATCAATGCCTACTTTAAGATTCTCAATATAATCAATATCTTTTTTCTTTAATACATCATGGAATGTATCTATTATTCTTCCAGAACTCCAATAATCTTCAAGAATAATAATATCTGCATCTTCTATTCTATTACTATATCCTGATTTGAGTATTCTTACTTTTAAAGGATTTAATCTTCTTACTACAGGTTCTCCCCCTTCAATACTACATTGATAAATTTCTTCACCTACAGTCATTGCATCTCTGAATCCCTCATTAAACATTACTTTCATATCATATTGCTTGACATAATGATTAAGGATTAAATTTCCTCTTTGTTCTCTTGCATCCTGCCAATTATATGTAAAGTAATCATTAATTCTATCTAATTCCTGACTAGCTTCTTCATCACTCATAGAATTATCAGTTATCCATTCCTGTAATCTCTGATTTAATTCTTTTTTCTTATTCTCTTCTATTTCAGAAATAGCAGTAGGATTAGTTACTATAACTCTATAATCAAATACTCTTTTTGATTCTTCTCCTTGAAGAACATTAAGTTTAGGAAGAAGAATACTATAATGTTGTATTTTATTAGGTATATAATCTGCTTTAATATCATCTGGATTTAATATTAATTGCAAATCATTCATATGTAATTTACCTAATAATAAATCATAGTTAATCTTCTTATGAAGAACACTCTTTCTGCATAGAGAATAATGAGTGAATGATTTAGAATCAAAAAAATCTAGGCATTGCTTTCTCCACTTTTTAGTCTTTCTAGAAAATGGTAAAGCCTGTCTTGGAAAACTATTTATTTCACTCATATTATTATTAATTTAATTTGCTTGCAAAGATATATAAAAAAATCCACTTATACCTATATATAAGTGGATTTCTTATTATTTTAATCTATTTTTACTAAATTTACTGTTTACCTATATGTCTAGCATCAAAATTCTTAGTAAAGAATTCATCATTACCTGCATAATCTTTACTTAGTATTTCTGAACTAGATTCTGTTCTTCCTGTACCATATCTAATAATATATTGCTCTCTATAGAGCATTAATATACCTAAAGCTCTAATTCTATCCACATTTATATCTGGATTAAATTGAATTGCCTCTTCAATTAAGGCTCTAGTCTTTAATGTGTATAATTTAGGTACTTCCTGTATTTCTATATGTCCATCTTCCTGTTTAACTTCTATAGGTACTTTCATTAATAACCAATCCTTAATAAGTCTATTTGCAAAGTTATTAATATTAGCACTAACATTAACACCTTTAGCATTAGAGCCAAAAGAAGAATATTTAACTAATTGTTTATCTCTTAAATATTCTGGAGTATCAGCTAATCTAAATGTATTTCTAGTCTTTTCCATATAAGAATATAAACCCTTCTTATTACTTTCATATAAAGCTTTAGCATTATAGAAAATACATAGTTTAAGTACCATATCATGTGCTTCATCTGCAAAGTTTGTTCTACCAGTATATTCAGCAGCTAAGTTATCTACAAATGTATCTAAAACAAAGATACTATATAAAGAATGAGATTCTGCTTGATCATTGTCATACAATTTTGTTATCACTAAGTTTTTTATCTTAGTTTCTATATATTTCTATATAGTTCAGCATATATTATCATCCTATATAGGATGTTGAGTACTCTTGGGGAAATTATATTCTATTTCTAGTTTCATTCCCTATGCGTTACAGTATTTAAATATATTACTATTTAAATTACCTCGGTATTGTCTTTTACTAATTTATAAGATAAACCCTTCTTTATAGCATAGATATTTTTGTAATTAGCAAAATTATATTTTTGAGATATTTCTTTTCCTGTTAAACCTTCTTTTATTGCTCTTTTAATTAGTATTACCTGTTCATCTGATAATTTTCTATCTTTTCTTATTACTAAATTTCTATGTGGATTTAATCCTATTCTATTAGAATGGTCTATATTCTCTTGATTAGTACACCATTCTAAATTTTTATAAGAATTATTAGCTTTATTCCCATCTATATGATTTACTTGTAAACCATTACCATCTGATTGTGTAGCTGTCATTAATACTAATCTATGAACTTTACATCTTTTTCCATCTACAGTTACTGTATAATAACCATTCCAAACTTTAGAGGGTTTTAACTTTCTTCCTAATGGAGAAAAAATATCTCCTGTTTCAATATCTATTTTATAATTCTTATGATTAAAAATTTCTTGTAACATCGCTTTATTTTTATTTGCAAATATACAAAATAATTTTTAATAGCAGTCAGATTTTTACCGATTTTACTCAATTTTAACTTTATTTTATTACTAAAATAAGCCCCAATGATTTAGGGTCCACACCTATAATATATCTATCATTAAATACTTTACCTTCTCTATCTTTCTTAGGCATAGAATATATCTCTAAAGCACCTTTAGTATCATTATCTACTGGATAAGTTCTAATAGGAATATCATCTGTTGGTCTAAATTCTATTTCTCCTGTACCAGTAGTATATAGTTCTCCTACATATATATCATCATATAAACTAGGATTCTTATCAAGAGTATCAGCTCTTTCCTGTAAAGAAGCTACAGGGAAATATGCATCTTTTACCTTAATAATAGCCTCTGCTGGTGTAATAGGGTCCTCTGCTATAACTCTAAGTACTGATGTAGGGTCTGCACCATATTTAGCCTTATATCTAGCCATTAATACTTGTAATAAAGCTTTAATTACATCAGATATACCATCTTTGTTATAACATCCTGCTCTATTAATATATGCAGGAAAGAAGAAACCAAAGACATCTTTACCACTACCTTTTTTATCATATACATTAGGTACACTTTGTATATTATAAGATTCAGGTGCATATAATAATTTTTTAGCAGATAAAAAGGAAGATTCTTTATTGTTTGCGGTGCCCACGAGGTACATACAAGAGAAAGTATAATCACCATCTTCTACTGATTTTCTAGTTACATCATATAGTTCCAATAAGCCATCAAAAGTACCCATCTCTTCATATAATATCCAACCTCTCTTACCTCTAAGTTTATCACTATCATCCTTAGCAGATACACCTAATACCTGATTCATAGAACCACCTATAGCACCATTAGGTTTCTTATAACCCATTTGCCAAGACATTTCATTAGGTGAATTCTTTAATAAAAGATTAGGAAAAGGAGTATTATCTATAACAAATGAAAGTTCTGGTATAAACTTATTTAAAGTACCATCCTTATCATCTTTAAGATACTCTTTTTGTGCAGCAGTAAGTACTGTAATACATCTTTTATGTGTAGCTTCTGATTCTCCTACAATAAGATTATGTGACATTATTGTAGCTAAAAAATAGCTCTTGGCACAACCTCTTTTTGCTAATTCTATTGCATGATGTCCTTGCTCTCTAGCATTATAAAGATATATACTTCTCCACCATATACCTTCAAAGAAGAAACCAAAAGATTCCTTTCTTATAGCTTTCTTTTGTCCTTCTTTATAGAAGTTTACCATCATTGGGCAATAATTAAGAAACCAGTAAAGAAAACCAGTAACATACATACCATCAGATTGTCTTATAAGTCCTTCTCTACATCTTCTTAATTCTTCTCTCCAATACTTCCTATATTCACTGTTAGGATTACTATTAGGTCTTAATTTGGTATAGCAATCATTCTTTAAATAAAATAATGCTGCTTGTCTAAAATAATCTGCATCTTTATATATAGGAGGATTAGTTATATCTACAATAGCTCTACCTTCTTTATCTCTAGGTAAATCTTCTATCTTAGGTCTATTAGGATTAATAAGATTTTTAATAAAAGGAACTATATTAACAATCTCTGTAAACTGTTGAACTACTTCCTCTGGATATTGAGAAAGTAATTCTTCAGTTATAGGAGTTTGATATTCATTAGTTTCAATCAATATTGCCATATATTAATTTAGTAAAAGTGTCAGTTCTCATTAAATTAAACACATATAAAAGATATTCTTTACTTAAGTTTTCCCAATAAGCACCTTCAGAACCACTGGGACATTTATCTGTGTTCATTATTGTAAATATCTCTTTATCCTGTACAGGAGTAACATAATAAAGCTTGATAATAAATTTCTTATAAATAGGAGGCTTCATAGTTTTGATATTTCTTTTAACTACAAAATGTCCTTTTATATCTAACTTTTCAAGCTTTCTTTTATCTTCTAAATACTTATTTAAAGCACTTGTTATATCTTCTATTTGCATAATATATCTTGTTTTAATAATGATATAATACATCTAGCTAACCATTCAACTAATGCTTCGTTCCCTGATTCTTCAAGCCATTGTCCTGTATCCAATATAACATGTACAATCTCATGAACTAATGTTAAATATAACTCTGAATCAGGTTGCTTAGCTTTTATTACTTCTCTACTTATTCTTACCTCTCTTATATTACCTTTAGTAAGTCCATAATGAAGTAGATTATCATCTGCATCTAATGTATCTACTAGTTTAATAGTAAAAGTAGTACCAAATATATCAAACTGTTTATTATTAAAATCTTCTATATTCATATTATTCATCTTCAAACATTGATTTTTCTTGTGAACCTCTAATAGATTCATCTTGCATAATTTCTCTAGCTATAGTCTTTTCTGCTTCATCTAGATCCTTAACTAATGAAGGAACTTGTTTAATTGTAGCAGTAATAGTATTAAGAGTATATATAGGTTTACCTTTATCATCAACTTCTGTTAAATCTATATTTCTTAATAACTGTCTCAACTTATCTACTGCTGCTCTAGTATCTTCAAGTAATAATGCAGAAGTAGGCTTAAAAGAACTATAGTAATCTATAGCATCCTGTAATATTTTATCTATCTTCCAATCATCAGGTAAACCTTCTCCTTCTACTATAGCTTTAAGTCTTTCATTCTCATCAGTTAAATATTGATAATCAGACCTAGGGTCTGAATAAAAATATATAAAAGCTAACTCTTGAATAAATCTTGATTTATCTTTTGAATGGTCTCTAGTATGTAACTTCTTAAATACTTTAAGAGCTAATATTTCAGGTTCAAAAGTAAGATTATATCCTTCATATTTTAATAACTTCATATCTCTATAAAAAATTAAAGTCCTAGTTTTTGACTAGGACTATTTAATTAGACAATAATACTTTTTTTGCCAGGAAGAATAAGAGTCTGTTTCTTAGGTTTTTCTACTTCAACATCATCCCACTCTTCAATAATATAATCAATATCATTTGACTGTAAGAATAGTACTAGTTTATCTCCCATAGGAATGATAGGTAGAACATAATCAATAACTGCATTATCTTCAATAACACCATCATTAAGTGAACCTTTTTTATGTTTCATCTTAGCATATTTAATAGGGTTGATATGTACTATCATACCTTCTTTAAATGGAGTATTAGGACCTGCTGCTATTACAGTTTGTTCCATCATTGGTTCTCCTTTACTATGAGTAATAATACCATTCTCATATAAATCCTCTTCATAAAGATTTAAAGAAGTTACTACATGGTCAAATGTAGGTTTAATTTTCTTTGCTTTAATTATCTTCATTTCTACTCTTCAATTCTTTGATTATATTAAATTGTTTCTTTTTATTCTTATACCTATCATAAGTAACATAGAACTTACCTATAGAAGGTATATTAATATTAGGTCTAAGCCTATTGAACTCTTCCTCTGTAAGATTTTCTTTAAGAGGAAGAGAAGACATATAGTCTCTTATAGTTATCCAATAAGCTTTATATACTTTATCTACGAATTCTTCACTTAAATTAAGTTCTTTTGCTACTTTTATAACTGAATCTTTATAATTCATCTTTTATCTTTTCTTCATCAAATACAAGTAATAAAGTAAACACCTTACCTTCTTCATATTCTGGAATAAATCTTGAGTAGATTTTATTATCCTTTATAAATTTTACTTTTCTCAATTTACCAAGTATTACTTGATAATATTGATTAGTAATGTGTAACTCTTTCATCATTTTATCTTTATTCTCTTTACTGAATAAGACATCATTTAGTATTTTTTCATCAGATATTTTCTTACTAAGTTCATATCTGTTTTTAAGCATACAAGCAGCTACTTCTAACTCTCTATCTGACAAAGTATGAAAAGGTCTTAAGAACTTTAACCATAGTGTGAAAAATCCCATTAAGTTCTTATAAGGAACTTTTAATACACTATTTGGTCTATCCATTTTATTCTGATTCTTTATCTTCTTTATTCTCCTGTACAGGAGTCATAAGTTCTATAATCTCTTTAGCACAAGTATCTCTAAATTCTGCATTAAAAGGATATGTTGATTCTACTACCTTAAACAAGAATTCTAATCTCTTAATTGTATCTACCATATAAAGCTCTTGACACTTCTGTTTAAGCTTCATATTCTCCTGTGCTAACTGGTTAGCAACTTCATTTAATTGCTCATAAGTGAGCTTCTTTTTTTCTCTATTCTCTTCCATATTTATTTATCTTTAAATTCTTCTAAATAATGATAACCATATTTATTAAAAAACATTTTATCCCACTCTTCAATAGGAGCTTTTCCTATATTAGTAGAATTACAATCTTCACAATATTCTGAACCCTCTAATACTGCTACATATCCTATTTTTAAAGATAGACATTTCTTGCAATAATATACAGGTTCCTTATTGTATTCTTCTTTATGTTCATTATTAAACTTCTCCATATTAATCTATTCATAATAGAAACAATAGAACCTATTTATAGCATATACTATATCAACTATTTGGTCCTTAGTAATATCTTTCTTATTAATATTATCACGTAACTCTTTACTAGTTGTACCTGAACAACTATTTATTGTTTTCAACATTCCTGCCATATTATTTTCTCCTTCCTCCTTTAGCAGCAGCACTCATTGCATTTGCTCTTTTAGTTAAGTTAGCTGCTTCTTTTCTTGCAGCAGTTGTTGCTCTCTTTAATCTAGCTTTATCAGACATAATTTCCTGATACCTAGCCATTGTTCTAGCATCATCTTCTGCCTGCCATTGTAAATCACTTTTTATTGCCATACTCTTAATATTTTTATATTAGTACTCCTAACAAGATTTGAACTTGCATAGCCTAAAGGCTGAGGGATTTTAAGTCCCTTGTGTCTGCCAATTCCACCATAGGAGCATTGTTTTATTTAACTGCTGCAAAGATAATACAAATATTTATATTATGCAAGGAAATTACATACTTTAACACTTAATTAACAGTCATTAAAAAAGGAGGTATTGACCTCCTTAACCATAGTGTATGAGCCATATTGCTCATAACACTTTAAACATCAATTAATTACGCAGGACACATAGGAGAAATACCATGTTTATAGAATGGTTCCATAGCATCTGCATAAGCTTTAAAATAAGCTTTAATCATGCTTTTTACAAATGTAATAACTTTCATAATAATACAAATTTAAAGTTTATATTGAGCTTCTCATAGGACTCAAACCTATAACCTTCACCTTACAAGGGTGACAATCTATCATTGATATAGAGAAGCTTATTTCTTTTCATATTTTTCTGACCATGCTTTAGTGATACCTACAGATGTAAATATAGCTGCTACTGCTGTAATATATTGTGCCATACCACTTAAATCTGTATGTATTGTATGTTCATTAAATACTTCTACTAATAATACTATTATAGGTACTATAAGTAATAATATACCTACAATAGTTACAGATACTAGAAAGAAATTCTTAGAACTTACTCCTGTATTATTCTGTATAAGTTTTAATAAATAATTCATAGTCTCTCCTATGGGACTTGAACCCATGACCCCAACATTAAAAGTGTTGTGCTCTACCAACTGAGCTAAAGAGAGTAAATAGTAGGAGCAGAGGGACTTGAACCCCCGACAATTTGGATATAAGCCAAATGCTCTAACCGACTGAACTATACTCCTATTTATAGCTGGGATAGAGGATTACGATACCTCAACCTTTTGATTAACAGTCAAATGCTCTGCCTTTGAGCTATATCCCAATAATAGCACTCTACTTTATTAAGGGAAAGTAGAGTTGAAAACCTTAGTTTAATATATTAAATCTAAAAGTTAATAGTTGTGGGTGTTGGATTCAAACCAACGACCACTTGGTTATGAGCCAAGTAAGCTATCACTGCTACAACCCACGATGTAAGGGAGATAACTCTAGCCTCCCTTGTTACTAAGGATTCTACGACATCCACTAGGACTAAACTTACATAGATAAACTAAAACCTAGGAGTTACGTTGTATTCATATATGCATCTACAATACTTTTCATGTGGAGACAGAGAGACTCGAACTCTAAACACTTCCTTGCAAAGGAAGTATGTTACCAATTACACCACTATCCCCAAATTAAGCAGCTAGTCTTCACAGATTTACTGCTTATAGTTAATTTTTATGGTAGATTTTAACTAAACTATCTTATCTTTACAGATTTGATAGTTTTAAATAGTTTTTAAAATATAATAAAGAGTACAGGATGAGGGACTCGAACCCTCAAGAGTATAATACTAATAGTTTAGAAGACTATTACGCTTCCAATTACGTGCTAATCCTGTATTATATAGTTGGAATACCCAGATTCGAACTGAAAATTAGAGAACCAAAATCTCTCGTGTTACCATTACACTATATTCCAATATTCTCCCAATAAAACCTGCAAGGGAGAATATCGCCATTTATTTATGCAGGTTAATAATACTAAGGTCATCACTCTTAATATTATAATGTGTAATCAAAAGATTACTTTATATGCTTTTCACTAAGATTATTTGCCCATTTCTCAGTGTAAAAGTCATAGTAATTTTTCTTTCTTAATGAAGGAAATATCCTTCTTAAACCACAATAAGTAATACTAGGAATACCTATTACAATTAAGTATAAAGGACCTAATATCTTACTTTGAATTGTATGTCCTAATTCATGTTTAACAGTTTTCCTATATTCTGAATTAAGTCCTACAAATACATAACAACCTAAAGTAACTGCTCCTCTCATAACACAAGGAATTACTATAGCTTGTTTATATCTGGAATCTACACCTAAATCTTTACACATCATTACTAAATATCCTATATATAGTATAGCTAATAAGTGTTGAGGTAATTGCCATATAAATAATATCAGATTCCTTATATAATTCATAATTAACTTCATCATTTCAAACATCTATTGTTTTACGGATGCAAAGATAATATAAATATTTTAAACTACCAAATTTATTAAGATTATTTAACTTTTGAATTAAGTAATGTTACTCCTGTACCCAGTGGGATAAGACTATATCTTAAATCTTTAATACTAAAATTATCTCTCTTAGATAAAGGAATTATATTACCTAAATCATCATAAGTAACAGCAGAAGAATATTTTAAATCATTAGGATTAAAATTCTCTATAACAGTACCTGAAGACTTTATATTACCATCCATTAAGAATGTTCCTTTAGGCATAGCTTTACCTCCCCAATCTTTTATATTATGTATAACTAATCTATCTATACCATATTGAGGATGATTTCTAACTGCCTTTTCTAATGTTCTAGTACTCCATATATTGCCATTATAAGGTATTTCATTCCAAGGTTGATAATACCCTTCTATATCATAACTCTTAGAAGCATTAGAATATAATTTTTTAACTCTATCATAAGTAGGCTTAGATGAATAAGATTTACTCATAGCTAAATTGTCTGTAGTATATATAGCAGAATTAGAACTTTCAATATTAGGATTAAATACATTAAAACTTGAGTCATATTCATCACCTACTGTATGGTATAATTGTGTAGGTCTATCTCTATTCATTAAAGGGTTACTAGCTTTAACTTCAAAATGTTTGTCTCTTAATTGCTGTAAATCTTCATAGTCTCCAGTATTATATAATCTATTATATATTCTATCTAATCTATTATCAGAAATATTAGCCATATTATTTATAGCTTCGTTAAATAATCTCTTATTAATTCTACTATTTATATTATTTTTAAGAGTATTATATCCTTTATTTAAAGCTACTTCAGTAATATATCTCCACCTATATTACCTAATGTACTTATATAAGGATGTTCTTTAGCATATTCTCTAGTAAAGAAACCAGTATTATCTTGATTCATAAAGCTATTCATAAATGTATTGTAATCTCTAGCTTCTCTTATAGAGCCTACAATGTTACTAGGACTAAAATTACTTATAGGAGCTATAGCAGCATTAATAAATTCTAATGTAGTATTAGGGTCATAATATTGTCTTGTATTTCTAGGCATAGTACCTTTAATTATAGGTATATGTTCTTCATCTAAATAACTTTGAGTATAGTTATTACCTGTACTATCATATAAATTACCATCTTCTACATGAAGTAATATATTACTTCTTCTATTATCTGCATCTATAAAATTTAAATTACCTCCTTCATCAAACATATTACTATTTAAATCTGAATCAAAATCTGATAGTAATGATTTAGCATAACTATAATCTGGCTGTACAGGAGCAACAGTATTATTACCAATAGATAATAAATTATCCATAGATATTATTGGTCCTGTACCAGTAGAGAATAAATCATCAATATCTGTCTCTTTAGTTTTACCCATAATATCATTCATTGATAATTGAAGTCCTTTATATGCACCTAAATAGTTTTTACCTTGCCATTCTTTATTCTGTATTTGATAAGGATTACTACTACTTCTATTAGTAGTAGCAGTATAACCATAATTATGTGGTGTTCCTCCTGTACCAGTGAATACAGTTTGGTATTTACCACCAAATAAACTTCTTTCAATATTTCTTCTAGTAGTAAGACCTCTTAATTCATTATCTTTTGAAGCCCACATAGATTTCTGCATATCTTCATTTGATGCTTTACCTTGAACATAATTAGTTAAAGTAGGTAATACTCTTTTCTTAAGATTACCCATACCTACATTATAGCCATAAGAATATAAGGCATCAAGCTGTTGTTGAGATAATTTAGACCTAATACTTGATGGTATTACCCTATTAAAGTCATTAGCTTCTGCTTGAAATGACCTATTAGTTCTCATTGAACTACCTTCCCAATTAGTTATTCTTTTCTTAATACTTTCTGATGGTTTATAACCACCATTAGCATACATATTATATCTGTTTCTTATATCAGATAGGTTATATATACCATTATTAACTGATTCTTTAATATAATCAGCTTTATCTTTTAAACTTAATTCATTCCAACTCATAATTTTAATTATCAATTTTAGTTCCTTGTGTTAATATGTAATCATTTATAAAAGTAATTCTATTACCATTAAAGATAACTAGAGGATTAACCCAGTATTTCTTAGAATTAGAACTTCTTGTTAAGATACCTTTTTCAAGTAATTCTATTACTCCATCATATACAGATTTTCTAGTTTTAAATCCTACATTATCCATACATTCTTTATAGTCTAAATATACAAAAGGTTTTTCTTTAGGTACATTATCTATAATATACCATAGTACTTTTTGTGCAGTAGTACTTAAAGCTAAGATTGTTTTTAAGCTATCTTTAAATACTTTTATAAATTGTGTTCTATCTACTATCTTCTTAAAGTTTACTTCACAGAATTCTGTACTATTAATAAATTCTGTGTCTTTACCTTTATAAATAGTTCTACTTCTAGTATTATCATTTAATTGACTAGATAAAGATTCCTGATAAGGAAATATATCTGCTATTGGATATTCATCTAATTTCTTCATATTATTAATCTTTTATTTTCTGCAAAGATACAAAAATTATTTTTAATATGCAAGAAAATAAACAAAATAATTATTTATTTATATACACTTTGTTTATTTTTTATATCTATTAAAATATATATGTGTATATTTAAATATACACTTTAACATTTTTTGGTATATTTAAATATACATACCTCTATTGATTATTAGATAGTTAGAGTAAATTACTTCTTATATTCTTATATAAGTAGTTTAATTTTTAATTTTTAAAATTTTATTTTTTTTTGAAATTGACTATATTGTCATAAGTATAGTATTTTATTTTTTTACTTTTAATTTTTTAAATTTTTATTATAGTTACATAAGCGTGGTATAATCCACCCAACCTCACCCCCTAGACTATAGGGTTGGGATAGTCCCCCCCACAACAATTAAAACTATACAATTATGATTAATTTCGCAAATTTCAAGAGTAATTCACAGAGTAATTCAAACTTCATTGAGACTGTTAGTCTTGAGGAGATGAAATCTGCTTGTAATGGAGCAAGCATTAATGTAGTTCCATCAAAGGAGAAGACACATGCATCAGGAGCCACAATGTGCTTCTTTGCCTGTGGTCAGGTAAGAGGAATGGTAGCAGAAAAGCTATCAGATAAGATGCTTAATGGCAAAGAATATGGTACTCCAGTAGTATCAGAAGTTGTAATGCAGGATGGCAATCACATGCTCATTATGCATGAGCAGGGTAACAATAATGATGCCATTGTATCATTCTAAGGGGAAGGGAGCCTTGCTCCCTTTTTTATTATCTCTAGTGTTAATATCAAATATCATTAGAGAGAATATCATGTGTGCTTTAAAGTTTTTAGGTCCTGTAAGGAAGAAAGAATAGTGCTTTTTTGTTTTACTTTTATAATACTTTTTGTTTACATTTTTCTTTCTTATAGGACTTAAATAAATACTTTAATAGAACTTTGTAATCTATTGATTATTAAGGTTTTAGGTTTAAAGGATTAAGGTGTGTGGGGTTAAAACAAATCCCCTATAAAATCACTATAATCTACTCTCTAGTCTTTTTGTTAACAACAAATAAGATGATAACATTTTATACTTTCTCATTACAACTATTGTTGTTTTATTTAGTATGAAATATCAATAAAATAAATAGTTAAAAACAATAAAAATATAACAATTATGGCAATTATAAGAGAATTAAAGAAAGTAGAGAATAATAAATTACATGATGCTATTCTCTTAACTACTCTTGTAGATAACAACAAATATAAGTTTAATAAACTTTATGTTGATTCTGACAAAGAATGTGCTATTTACTTTAAAGGCATCTTACCTTTAAAAGTTATACAAGCTTTCTTCTTTAATCTTAGAGATAATGTTACATCATCATCAAGAATTGAAGGAGCCGGAATACAAAGAAGAGATAACAAGAGTCTTTTCATGGGATACTATATATGA